CAACAACAACAAATACCTAATCAACAACAACAAATACCTAATCAACAACAACAAATACCTAATCAACAACAACAAATACCTAATCAACAACAACAAATACCTAATCAACAAGATAATGTGGGTGGTAAAAAAAAGAAATCAAAAGGGAAAAAGAAACGAACTACACGAAGATCATTGAGAAAAAAGAAAAAATCAAAATCAAAAGCAAAGAAAAATTAAATTTTTTGAATATTTTCCATGTTAGATACTTTTAAAAAATAATCAACCAATTCATCGTTTTTATAATCATTTATATAAAAGATGTTTTTTATACCACAAGCGGAGAGTATTTTCATGCAGTGTAGACATGGGTAATGGGTAATGTATGCGTCACATCCTTCACAACTCACTCCTCGTTTTGCACAATCTGTTACTGCGTTTTGTTCAGCATGTAACGTGGCTTGTTCATGATCATTTACAACAATAGATTGGTGTGGACATCCTGGTAAAAATCCATTATATCCTTGTGAAATAATACGATTATCTTTAACAAGTAAACAACCGACTTGTAATCTTTTACAAGGAGACCTTGTTGCGGTAACAGACACGATTTGTTTGAAGTATTCTTGCCAAGAAGGTCTATCCATTAATTTTCATTTAGAAAAAAATTGAAAAATATAAATTTAATATAAGAAACAACAAATGGACTTTAGTCAGAAGGGTAAAATAGAAACTCTTATTTTACCTAAACCTAAATTATGTAGGAAAAGTGCAAGTTGCTTTACAGGTATAGATATTTCTCAAATAAAAGATTTAGAACAGTTAGAAAAGATATTATTGGAAAAAGAAAAAAAAGATATGTGTTTTTTAAGATTATTAAAAAAAATATAAATATATTTTATATGTCTCATTTAAGTACACCAACTTCAATTTCAATTATGGTTTTTTATTCCATTTTAACTTTTTTTATTGGTCCTTTTATAACAAGACCGTTTATGAATGATCACCCAGATCAGTGTATAGCGGGGTTTTTGTTGGGGTTTACGATTAGTATTTTATTGTGGATGAAATTTGGAAGGCATTATACGATAGACGGGAAATTTAACACAAAAATGAAATAAATATTATCAAGAAATAAACTATATAAATAAGATTATCAATATAGTTTATATGGAAGATGAAAACATAACATTGCCTACTAATTTTAGGAATTTGGTAGTAGATTTCACAAATGATTTAACAAGAGTGTTTCCAGAATATGACATCTATTGGAGGAAGTATGGAGAACCTGACATTAGTGATGAAGAATTAACGAAATTATTGGAGCATTGTTCAAAAGTGTACCCGGAAAGATTTTTTGATATATTGTATCAAAACGAAGATATTTTTAAAGAAGATAGTGATATAAATACTGATTTTTTACCAAAAATGAGTTTTAAATTTTTATATAATTGCGAAGGAGTAACGGAAGGTTCAAAAAAGATAATGTGGAAGTATTTACAATTGATGTTGTTTACTGTAGTCGGTAGTGTTGATGATAAACGAAGTTTTGGGGATACAATGAATATATTTGATGGTATTGATGAAAATGTTTTACAAGACAAATTAAAAGAAGCCATGGGAAATATTTCGGAGGTGTTTGAGAACATGAAAGATAAAATGAATGATTCGGACGAAAAAACGACAAATAAAGAGGGTTCTACTGATGAACAAGAAATGCCAAATATATCAGGAATGCCGGGAATGCCGAATATTCCTGGAATGCCAAATCTTGAAAATCTACAAAATCATTTGAAAAAGTTGTTTGATGGTAAAATAGGGAAATTAGCAAAAGAACTTGCGGAAGAGGTTTCTGAGGAATTTCAAGATTTGATTGGAACAAATGAATCATCCAGTACTACAGATATCATTAAGAATTTAATGAAAAATCCAAGTAAAATAAAGAATTTAATGAAGACAGTAAGTTCGCGGTTGGATGAAAAGATGAAAAGTGGTGAAATTTCAAAGGATGATATTATGAAAGAAGCGGGAGATTTTCTGAATGAAGTTAAAAATACAAAGGGTGAAGCGGGTATGAATGAAATGTTGCAGTCCATGATGAAGAGTATGGGTGGATTAGGTAAAAACGCAAAAATAAATAAAAATGCACTAAATAAGTTGATGAAACAGTCTGAGAATAAAGAAAAAATAATGAAACGTGCGGAAGATAAAAAGGCAAAAATGAAACAAGAAGAAGCGAAAAAGAAGAAAGATTTCTTGGAACGTATAAAAGAACAAAATCGGTTAAAAGCTCAATATAATATATCACGCAAAAAAGACGAAAATGAATTTGTATTTAAAATCAACGGAGAAGATGTGCAAGAAAAATCATTTATTGATCCTGAATTGTTAGCAGAAATAGAAAAAGAAGAAAAAGAAGAAAAAGAAGAAGCTAATAAAACAACCACCAATAAAAAGAAGAAAAAGAAGAAAAAGAAGGTATAATTATCTGCATCCGATGGTTTGTAAATCATTATAAATATCTTCTATTGCATCGTGAGTAGAAGTAATAAATATATCTGGATAAATGGCATGTATAAATGCTTTAAAAGAAGCGATTGCAAGTTTGAAGCTGGTTTTCAACGAAAACTGTAAGTGTGAATAATACGTTAAACATACATTTTTAGGGTGATTAAAAAACATATAATCAATATATATAATGAATATTTTTAAATTTATAAATGTCTATGTTTTTTTGATAAGTTTATTTTTAGGGTTATTTGCAGTGTACGTAACAATGCCCGACTTAAGAATAATTAAGGTATATCCTACGCAAGAAAATGTGAATATTTTACAATATAAGGATAAAGCGGATAATTGTTTTTCATTAGAAGAGAAAGAGGTATTATGTCCAGTGAATAAGAATGAAATTAGTGAAGTACCAATACAGAATTAGCTGATTATTATTTTACATTGATAATGTATATGGATTTAAAAAGATTATTTACAACGGAAACAGGAAAAGTAGCAATATCTATCATTTTAGGACTTGGTTTAGCAAGTTTATTTAGAAAGGTATGTACATCAAAGAATTGTATTCAATTTGAAGGTCCCATATTATCAGAATTTGAAGGCAAGACATACAAACAAGGGGAAAAGTGTTATCAGTACAATTTAAAACATAGTAAATGTGACAATACTAAAAAAATATTACCAATTTCAAATAATAATGAAATTCAATAATTCGTTATACTATACAATGAAACATATATATTCATTGTATAGTTCATGGAAAGCAATTCTATCACTCGCATAGCGGACTTACCAAGTTCAAACAGTAATGCACAAGGTACGCAACCGCTGGAAACGATAAGTATTTCTAGTATGAAAACAAAACAAATGAGCGACGAACAAGTAAATTACACACCCATAAATGTTCATCCAAACCCCTATGGTATTTCTGATCAAAATCCAATTATGAACAATCCTGAAATACAACCGGAGAGACCGAATATTACGATTGATGGATTTCAAAACAATTTAAATGATAATATGAAAGTACCGGATGAGTACAGAAATGTGATTCAAAGCCAACCTGTTCAAAAATTACCTTCAAGAGATATTCCTATGAATCAACAAGTATATAATATTGATCAACAAATCAAACCAAACTATGTTCCACAATCTGAAAATGATGATTATGTTAGAAGACACAACGATATGACAGAAGAAAACGTACGAATGTATGAGCAAAAAAAACAAAACGAAAACAAATTAGATAACTTATTGAATTTATTGCAAATGCCTGTTTTTGTAGGGTTGTTGTATTTTCTATTTAACAGTCCAATGGTATCTGTGTACATGTTTAAACATCTTTCCTTTTTACGTATTTACAATGATGACGGAAATTTTAACTTATTTGGTTTGATTTTAAAAAGTCTAATATTTGGTCTGTTTTATTTAATTTTTAATAGTACGGTTGAATTTCTGATGCATATTTAAAATTAAAACAAAAATTTACTAACAGAAGAATTATAGGTTTGACTGTTTTTCATAGTTTTGTTTTTTGTTTTACTCTTTTTTTGAGTATAATTTTTTCTGCCGGGTGTATATTTCAAAAACCACATTTTATATTGTCTGGAATTTGGATTTATTTTTTTGTTTAAAAATTCTTTATGTTTGCTGGCTTTTTCGCCTTTAATTTGAGTGAGTGTTTTTTGTTTACCAATACAATTTATTTCAAATCGTTTTAAAATATTTTTTTGAACAAGACCTTTAGTAGATAAGATATTTATATAAAATGCAGACAGACAAGAAAGTCTTTCAATGTTATAATAAGGGGACTTGATTGAAATAAAGGCCAAATAGAAAGACAAAATAGTTTCAATCGTTGCAATATTCACTTCTTTACCTTCTATATTTATTCTGTTATAATTGTGACAAGCAACCGGTTTATATATATATACGATGGATTTATTGTTTACCTTTAATTCAATATGATCGCCAATGATCTCACCAATCTTCTTGTGTTTAACCAATTCTATTTTATATTTCTGTTCTTGATTTTTTAGCGTTTCTTTTAAGATTTTGGCAGTAGTATCAATATCTTCACTAATAATATCATAATCTGGTACATCTTGTATTAAATTTTTTTCTTCATCTTTCATAAACTTTGAGTATAAAAGTGTTGCATAACCTCCAAAAAAAACAACACCATTATCAATAAGTGTATCTCTAATTAATGTATTGGTATCTTCATCTAATTTTTTTTTATTATTAAATTCTTCTTCGGTACATTCAGAAGCAGACATGGGATAATGTTTATTTAATAAATGAAGTCTTGGCAATATTTTTTCCCAACGTTTTGGTTCGCCTTTTGGTCTGGATAATTCTAAGTAAGCAGACATTCTAAGAAAGTTAGGGGGTGCATAATGTATTCCATTTTTTTGTATGGTTTCTTTAGATAATTGTTTAAAAATATCATTATGTAAAAGAGTAATATCAGCAATAGAAATGACATTTACGAATACCTTAAAAGTTCCATAATGAACACCTGATTTTGCTTCAACTTCAGTGTACCCATTTTTATAATATATATCGGCAAGTTCTTTTGCATCTTCAATAGGGTTTGGTGAATAAAAATCATAATCGGGTATTTTAGTTTCTTTTCCATAAAACTGATCATATTTTGGCAAAACGTTATTTATAGCGATCCCGCCGTAACAAATTAATTTTTTTTTTCTTATGAAATTTTCAACAATGGAAATAAGTTTTTTAATATCTTGATTCATAACCTTTACATCTTCCACTTTTTTTTCATTTTCTTTAAGTACATTTTTTAATATTGCATTTTCACAATCTTGAAAGTTCATTTTAGAATTGCAGAATTTTTTGTTAAAATCAAGATTTTTGATATTTTTTGAATTTGCCATTTATATATTAAAAAGATATAATATTATATTTTTATTATATTATATGAGTAAAGCAGTAGAGATTAAATCAAATATAAAACATATTGAGAGTAATGGAAGTTTATCTTCAATATCATCGTTTGCAAGTTCGTCTAAAAGTTACGATTCTTTCTCTGAATTTAATACTTTAAATGATGAATTTAAAGAGGAAGAAAAAAAACAAGAAAGAAAATGTGAAAACAAAAAAGATATTATGATACGAAAGAAAGAAAATACTTTTTTTCCAATCCGTAAAAGGCGGGAAAGAGAAAAAGAAGTTATTAGTAAATCGCCACAAATAGAAGATATTAAACAATATTTAGACTATACTTCTTATTTTATAAACAAACCTAAACAAAGTTAAAGTCCTTTTTCTTCTTTTTGAATATTTTGGAAATAAACCAATGATGCAGCAAGAGGGGCTATACCGCCTCTACTATCATTAAAAAATATTTCGGAATCAATTAAGTTTTCATCTATGACATTATAACGGTACGCAACAACTTGTGCTCCATAATTCAGTATTAACTTTTGCATATTAGGGTTACTATTAGATTTGCTTAATGGTAAAACAACTTTGGTGGAAACAATATTGGTGGATATATTATCGTCTTTCACTTGAAAATACGTGGGTGGTTGATTTTCAATTTGCATAAGACTGAGTAAATTAAAATCTTGACTGCCACTTTCCAAATTTAGATAATTTGCTAAATCATAACAATTAACGTCAGATGCTTTACATTTAGCGTAATCTTTATAATCTCTATGAATGGTTTTATCAATGATTAAAATAATTTTTCCCATGGTTTCTGATAATTTTGTTTCTTTAGTTACTTGTCCTTCAAATAATTTAGGTTTTAATATAGCATCAACAGCTTTAGCAACGGCAGCGTAACAATTTGAATCTTTTGTTTTAATTCTTAAATGTAGGAAAAGAGGATCTTTTTTATTGGGTGATGTGTTGGAAAAACTGTTAGTTATGACAGTAGAAAAACAATCTTCTAAATCTATGTGATTATCTGTATCAAATACTTTAAAATTTGGGTCTGTAGATTCGGCGACAACTGCTTTGTAATTGTCATTTATGAGTGAATAAAACACTTCAAAATCCAAAAAACGGCAACCGCGAGACAAAACGTGTTTAATCATGTTTTTGTTAATACTTTTACCGGTTGTTGCAGAATTATAAGACGCTTTGATGCAATATTCTTTTAATGGAAGTTGAGCATATTTACTATCCAGACTTGTTAAAGTACTTAGAGCGGGTAGCTCGCTATTGCTTTTAATGTTTTCTAATTCTTGGTTATTAATATATCCAACCATATTTTCTGTAAATGATATACTGTTTACTTTTTGTGAATTATATAATTTGAAAAAAACATAAAATAGTATTAAGAAAATGACTATGTACATAAAAATATTTAAAAGATCCATTATATATTCTATATATAAACAAATATAATAAAAATATATAATATAATATCAAATAATGGCAGGTGGTTTACTAAATATATTGGCAACTGGAAATAATAATCTGTTTTTAACAGGTAATCCATGCAAAACATTTTTTAAAGTGGCTTATGTTAAATATACAAATTTTGGATTACAAAAATTTCGTATTGATTATGATGGTTTAAGAGAACTACGATTAACGGAAGATTCGCATTTTACATTTAAAATTCCAAGATATGCGGAGTTGCTTATGGATACCTATATTGTTGTTACTTTACCAGATATTTGGAGTCCAGTCTATGCTCCATGTGAGGATACAAGTAATCGGTGGTCTCCGTATGATTTTAAGTGGATTCGTGAAATTGGTACACAAATGATTAAAGAAGTGACGATTAATTGTGGGGGGTTGATGTTGCAAAAGTATACTGGACAGTATATGGGTGCAATGGTAGAAAGGGATTTTTCAAGTGAAAAAAAAGACCTATTTAATGAAATGACTGGAAATACAACTGAATTAAATAATCCAGCGTATGCTTTTGGCAGAACAAACGCGTATCCATCTGCTTCATATACGGAATCTTCGGTAGGTGCAGAACCATCTATAAGGGGTCGTAATTTGTTTATACCAATAAATACTTGGTTTACGTTAAATGCAAATTGTGCGTTCCCATTAGTGGCTTTACAATACAATGAATTAACAGTTAATGTAACATTTCGTCCTATACAAGATTTATTTCAAGTGCGTGATGTATTTGACCAGTCGTTTTCATTTCCTTATATAAAACCTGATTTTAATCAATCCCGATTTCAGATGTATAGGTTTTTGCAAACGCCTCCTTCGTCGTATGTTTCGGCGGAGTATTACGAGAATAAGATAAGTACATGGAATGCAGATGTTCATTTACTATCAACGTATTGTTTTTTATCAAAAGAAGAAACAAAAAAGTTTGCAGCGGAAGATCATATTTATTTAGTGAAAGATGTTTTTGAATATAAATTTGATAATATAGTAGGTTCAAAAAAGTTGAAAATAGAATCCAATGGTATGATTGCAAGTTGGATGTGGTTTTTGCAAAGAAATGACGTGAATTTAAGAAATGAATGGTATAATTATACCAATTGGCCGTATCAAAGTTTGCCTTCAAACATAACCTTAGCACCAATTACTCCGTTCAATGATAGTTCTTTAAATGTGGGTATGGGTATACATCCGTTGACAACTGAATTAAATACAGGAATTACAATAACAGGCGATTTTAAAACAGAAAACCGCAAGGATATATTGGAAACATTTGCAATATTATTAAATGGTGAATACAGAGAAAATTTATTAACAAAGGACGTTTATAAATATGTGGAGAAATATACAAGAACAAAGGGTTTTGCAAAAGATGGGTTGTATTGTTACAATTTTTGTTTAAATACGAGTCCATTTGAGTATCAGCCGTCGGGGGCCATCAATATGAATAAATTTAAAAATATAGAAGTGGAAGTGAATACATATATTCCAACAGTGGATCCCTCAAGTTCCAGTTTTGATGTTGTTTGCGATGATGCTGGAAATTTAATTGGTGTACGTAGTTCAAATTACAGATTATATGAATACAGTTATAATTTGACATTATATGAAGAAAGATATAACGTGTTATCAATAATAGGAGGGAATTGTGGTATGATGCATGCAAGATAAGTTTACTGGAAAAGATAAATATATATTCTAAAAGTATAATATATATTTGATCATGGAAAAAAAAGAAAAAAATATGTTTAGTGAGAATAATGATGATCATAACTTTCAAACTGTTCATATGGAAAATAAATTAAAAAATATAAAAAAAAGAAAAGTAAAAAAAGTGAAGCAAAATTTTAAGAACATTGAAACGTTTGAAGTATTGACAAATACAAATGAAAATAAAAAGGAAAAACCTATCAAAAAAAAAGACAAGAAAAAAGAAACAATTATTGAAGGTAATACAAACATTGACGAAGAAGAAGGAGATATTAATGATAGAAATGATAGGAGTATGTACGAAGGACATGATGATATTGAAGATCCAAAAGGAAATTTAACTTGGAAAGAACAAATAAGTAAATTTATTAAAGATGCTTATTCTTATATTGATCTTTCCAGACACATAGGAGATAACTTAGCAGATGTTCTTTCAGATGGAAAAGCCACAGAAAAAGACAAAGTTCTATTACGTGAATTTATTTCTTACATGATGGCAGCTTTACTCAGCTATCCGATTACATATAATTGGTATTTTTATGTATTTTATGCGAAAGAACAAAATATTGATATTTTAAAGTGTGATCCTCTAAAACTAAGAGAGATGGTGAATCCGTCGGAGACTGAAGAAAAAGAACAAACCGGAATTGATATAATTGCAAGAACATTTATAAGTATATTTTTATGGTTTTTTGAGTTTGTATTTTGGTTTCCATTTACAATAGAAGTTATTATTAATTTGGTAAATTTAATTGGTAATAATATTTCAAATCCGATTAAATTTGTTGGATTATATTTTGTCGTATTTATTTTTATTAAATTCTTTTTTTTAATATTTAAAAATGTAATTCTTGGTTTTTTGGGTAATGAAACAAACAGTTATGTAATTTATGCTTTTGTATTTTTAGTAGTGTTTCTTATTTTTTCATATGCTTTTAGAGCTACTACAAGAGAAAGTATAGGTGATACGATTATTGCAGCTCCCATCCTAATTTTGGTAATACTTTTACGTATGTTATTTGTATTTATATTTACTGTTCCTTTAGCTGCATTTGTGATTTTAATATATTTAGTATTCTATTCATTATTTCCAATATATGTATACAGTAAGTCGGATGAAATCTTTACTACTTTTGATAATTTACATAAAGACACGGAGAAGATTATAAATTTAGAAGAACAATGTGATCCAAGCACAATGCAAATTATAATTGAATTTGTTGTTGATCTTATAAAAAATATTAAAAATTATATTCATTATATAGTAACAGCAATCATCGCCAGTATTTTTATATTTATATTTTATTTTGACATGTCAAATGTGGATAGTATAATAAATGGAATTAGTTTGAAAGAAATTTTAATAGCATTATCAAGTATTTTATTGAGTTATCCAGTATATATCGTGGGAAAGAAAATCTATGAAGTCATACAAACAAGATATAACAAATAAATACAAATATATTGTTTAATGTTTAATCATATAAAACATTTTCAATAATTATGGTATATGCCGAAAAAAAAAGCAAATAAACATAACCCATATGTTTCTATTTGTACGCCAACATTCAACAGAAGACCATTCATAGAAACTATGTTTCAATGTTTTAGAAATCAAGATTACCCAAAGAATAGAATGGAATGGATTATAGTAGACGATGGAACCGATAAAATAAGAGATTTGGTTGAATCTTCCAATATACCCGAAATAAGGTATTTTGAATTGGAAGATAAAATAATGTTGGGAGCAAAACGTAATTTCATGCACAAACAATGCAAAGGTTCTATTATTGTTTATATGGACGATGATGATTATTATCCACCGGATAGAGTTTCACATGCAGTTGAGAGATTAATGGGTGATCCAAAAGCGTTATGTGCAGGAAGTAGTGAAATTTATATTTATTTTAAACATATAAAGAAAATGATTCAATGTGGACCTTACGGTCCAAATCATGCGACTGCAGGAACATTTGCATTTAAAAAGGAATTGTTAAATAATACCAGGTATGAAGACGAGGCTGCTCTTGCAGAGGAAAAAGCTTTTTTAAAAGATTACACAATACCTTTTGTTCAATTGGATCCATTAAAATCTATTTTGGTTTTTTCACATGAACATAATACGTACGACAAAAGAAAAATGTTTGACAATGCTCACCCGGACTTTTTTAAAGAGTCCGACAAAACGGTGGATATGTTCATAAAATATGGAGATGAAAAAAATGTAAAACAGTTTTTTATGAAAGATATTGATAACATGTTAAAGAATTATGAACCCGGATTACCAAATATGAAGCCAGATGTATTAAAACAAATGAAAGAAATTGAAATAAAGCGAGAAAAAATGATAAAGGAGATGCAAGATAAACAAAAGAACGGTCCAATTATGATTAATGAACCTGGAAAAGAATCAAGACAATTGACGAATCCCGAGATTGTGCAGATTATTCAATCCAATCAGCAAATAATTCAAAATTTATCAAAAGAAAAAGAAGAATTGAATAAAACGTTGATGGGAATACAAAGTCAATTAATAGAAATATCAATGAAGGCCGATAGTTTAGAAAAAGAAAATAAGTTAATCAAGGAAGAAAATAATAAATTAAAAACGGCAAACAATGATGTTGTAATTAACAATAAAAATGAAGCGCAAACTATCTTTTTGAAAAGTGATCCTGTCATTGCAGTAGATATAAATGCCATTTAATTTTTTGTTTTATTATATTAATGAAACAAAAATATTTTTATGATCCAAAACACGGCGGATGTTTAAGGATCTTTACAACCACTCAAAAAAAGGTATCTATTATAAAAGGTGCTTACGGTAACGACGAAGATTATACTGGATATTGGTTTGCAGAAGTGAAACATATACCCGAAAAAACAATAGATAATCAAAAATATAATTTATTAGTAGATTTCAACTTAAAAAAGGGTTTAACACACAAACAACAATATTATGCTTATATGAAAAACAGAAAAATAAAATGGGAAGACGGTAATGTATGGCTACAAATGTATGGATAATTAAAAATCGTCTTGCATTTCTTCTTTTTTGGCACTTTTATCAAGATAACGATACATGCGTTTTATATCTAATTTGCATATATCATAGTCTTCAAACGTTTTTTCAAGATTTGCTAATTTTTCGTTGTCATTTGAAAAATCGCCATTGTTACATAATCTTATTTCTTGAAAAAAAGAAAGTAAATCTTTTTTGTCCATGCATAGTTTTTGGGATAAATCTTGAATAAACAGAGAATTATTGTATTCAGTAGAATATTTTGTTAATACTTTTGTAAATCGGACTTCATTTAGATCGTTTAATTGTAAATGGTCTGTGTTGTTATGAAAAATATAATTATTGTAAAATGTTTTTATTAATGAACTCATTTCATTGAATTCCCAAATTTGACTTTGAAACGTGATTCGGTCAATGTAATCAGCAAAACATATATTTCGCAATAATTTATAATATAATGGGTATGCAACATCTTTAGGTAAGTCTTTGATTTTATCTATAATATTTTCATGCCATAATAAAGCCACAATTGTTCTATCTGTTTCATTCATCAAAACATTGTGTAAAGACAATGCATAATTATTTTGTAAAAGTTGATTTGTAATAGATTTAGAGTCTTCGTTAAAACTTTTCATTTGAAATATATTTAATAACTTGGATTCATCGCCTTTACCATCTAAGGTGGAGACAACACGAATGGCAAAGTTTAATTTTCGCATATCGCCTTGAATATACTTAACCATCATTTTGAAAACACTTATTTTTAGTTTTTGATTTTTACAATTCTTTTTTAGTATTTTGATAATTTCATTATCTTGAGGAGAAGGCAATTCAAAAACATTACATACTTTCATAAGTTCTCTCATTTTTTTATCGGTATAATAATTTCCAATACAAATAATTGGATTCATTGTTTTTCCTTCTGTTTTTTGTTTCTTCGTTTTCTTTTGTCTTATTAATTTTATTAAAGCATTGATTCCGCCTTTATCTCCACTATTCATACCATCTATTTCGTCCATTACAATTGCAATTTTGGTGATCTTTTTTGTCATCATGTTTAAAACGTTTTTATTGGATATATTATTTGACGTTATTGTTTCAATAAGGTTTTTATTTCGTATATCTCCCGCATCATACTTTATAATGTCATAGTTTAATTTTTTTAATATTTTTGTAATTAAGAACGTTTTTCCAGAACCTGGAGAACCATAAACATAAATCCCTTTTTTATAGTTTATATTTTCACATTGTGTTTCAAAATTATTTAAAATAGTTGTAATGTCATCTTCTATTTCTTTTCTTCCATTGAAATAACAATTATAATCTTCACTTTCTGTCATATTATATAAACACCATATTGTTTATATAATTGTTAAACGAATTATCTTCCAAATGTACTGAAATCTGCTGTTCTCGGTAAAAATTCATTTGTTGGTCTGTATGGTATTTGACCATAATAAGAGTAAGGATCGCTTTGATATGTTGTGGTTTGTTGGTTATCGCTTCCAGATGTTTGGGTTGTTGTATTTGTAGATAAAGGTGTAGTTGTTGTATTTGTAGATAAAGGTGTAGTTGATTGATTAGATGCTGTATTTACCACGTTACCGCCCGAATCTATTAATGAAGAAGCCACATCACCTACAGCATCTACTGTACTGGAAGCAAAGTCGCCTACAATTCCTACTGCAGATGATGCTACTCCACCTACTGCATCTACACCTGAACTTGCAATATCACCAACGGCGCCGACAGTATTAGAAGCTGCACCCCCAACAGTATTAATTAAATTTCTTTCTTCTTCTGGGTTTTTGGAAGAAGAATCTCCTGCTACGGTTGAATTGCCATTGTTAGATAATGTCCCTGATCCACCTGCTCCTCCACAATTGCTACAAATAGAATCACCATCTATTTTTAAAGATGGACACGCTGGACAAGAAGGGCATACTGGGGGAACAACTTGTGTTTTTAATATATAATTAGATAAATTTAATTCATTACCACTTGCATCAGCTGTTGCAGTAGAGGTTGTTGAACTGGAAGAGGTTGTTGAACTGGAAGAGGTTGTGATTGATTCAACAGAACCCGTATCTATTCCATTTGGATTAAATCGTTTTAAATTGTTGATTACGACACTACCATTGATATTCTTTGCAATAATCGCAACAACAGAATCAAATGAATTACACATAAATAGTACTGAAGTTCCACCGCTTTCTTCTTCAATAACTCTTACAGAATAATCACTTACACTTTGATATCCGTCGTCGTCTCCAAATGTTCTTTCTTCTGTACTATCAGAAACATTAATAGTGATTAGATTATCCTGGTTTCTTTTATACACCTTAATTTGACTATTTGCGTTATTCGTTACCAACAAGTTACCGTTTTTCATATCGTATTTTACATATTTACTCATTTGATATACTTTTCGTGAACTGTTATAGTTGGATTCAATGACTTCCCTATTATTATTGGAATCAATATCTTGAATGTATGCACTTACTGATAACACTGAATTATTCATATTTTTACTGTAAACAGTTGAAGTATTGCTAAATAAATAAGAATATACATTGACTGGCGTATCTGGGGATGTGTTTATAATATGAACAAATGTACGTTTATCCCATGGTATATAAAATACTGTATAGTCATCAGTTTCATCACTATCAGTTCTATAAATTAAAGTAGTATAAGAAGACAATAGACTGGTAGGTTGATCGGGGACTACCGTATCAGTAGAAGTGATTGTATATGTGTAGACGTCTACCGAATCTCTGGGAAGTATGCTTAAACTTGTAATCGTATTACCAGCAAGATCAACATTTCCACCATCCTCATATTCATTAGAATCTACTTCTAACAAGTTTCCATTGATATCATCAAAGTATAAACTATCATACAATTTATATGGTGTTATACTATCATCACCACTACTGTATTGAGGAATAGACACTCTACCTAAGGAACCTCCATCATAATTAAAACTGATAAACCCTTCTTGCATTGAGAATGAATTACATAACATTGTAAATAGGATCAATATAATAAACATTACTAAAAATATTATAAATGGTGTTATTGTAATTTTCATAATTAAATATATAGTATATAATGAAAATATATGTTTAAAAAAGATTTAAATAAAATTGAAAATTAAAAATGTTATATTAAAGTATTAACAATGTGCGAGAGGTTTTATGATGAATCAAACAAATACGAATTGTGTATTGATGAAGCCGGAAGAGGGTGTTTATTTGGAAGAGTTTATATTGGTTGTGTTGTTTTACCTAAACATCCTGCATCATTTGATGGAACAAACATAAAAGATAGTAAAAAATTTTCTTCTAAAAAAAAGTTAAATGAAGTATCCGAGTATATAAAAGAAAAAGCGTTTGTTTGGCATGTTGAATTCATAGATGCTCAAGAAATAGATAAAATTAATATTTTACAGTCTGTTATGAAGGGTATGCACAAATGTATTAAAAATGTTATTAAAAAAACCAAAGAACTTGATAATACTGCATGTTTTAGTGATTTTACCGCAGTTATTGACGGTAATTATTTTAACCCTTATACAGAATTTGATTCAGATAAAGATGTCATCAACACACTCAAACATGTTACTGTTAAACAAGGAGATGCTAAATATATGGGTATTGCATCAGCCAGTATTTTAGCTAAAACATCAAGAGATGCGTATATCTTGGAAATGTGTGATAAATATCCAAAATTAGATGAATATTATAGTTTTAAATCAAATGTTGGTTATGGTACTAAAAAACACATTGAAGGTATTCATACACATGGGATCACTAAATGGCACCGAAAAACGTTTGGAGATATTTGTAGAAATGCGAACATAATTGAAATCCCAGAAACAATCTAAATTAATTATACATCATCTTTTCTATATCCTCTTTTTTTACATAATAATAATTTGGATTGCTGTCGTTTGTACTATACCCGATGATACATTTCTTCTCATCTTCTTTGTAGACAAAACCCAATGTATATTCAACTCTTGTTTTATCAAAAGTAAATATACAAGAATATCTTTTCATAGAAAAATCGGTTTTGTCTAAAACCACAAACATATGATAATAATGTCTTTTTTCTTCATAACTAACAATATGAACAATAAACCAAATCTCGTCGTCTATTTCAACTCCATTTGTACTTCCTCTAACCAATTTAAATACGTTGTCTACTTCTACTCTTTTATGAATATTTACATCGCGGATACATAGCTTTTTATCAAACAGTGTTTCGTCAAATTTACATATTGTTAATGGAAACCATGAATAAATAATATATATTTCATCATTGTTGCTAAACAACACCCAATTCTTTTCTACTGGATGCTTATTTTCTATATTTAATAAACAAGAATATGTACGTTTATTTTCCAGATCAAGCTTGCCATACTCAATATGTGTATGTAGTCCAGGATGTTTTGTAATTGTAGTTCCGGTAAAATAGAGTTCATTTTTAAAACTAAATAATCTCATGTCTTCAATACCTTTGTAATAACAATCAAATTGATTATCATATGCAATCTCAAACTCATCCTCCTTTATTAATTTATTACAATCAAAATGAAAAACACTGCAAATGTTTCTTGTTTCCACTCTGGATAATGGTTCATACGTTCCATTTATGTTTTTTGATTTATATTTTCCTTCCTGATCTATATAATAATTTATAAATCTAACAACAACATATAGTTTATTATTGTGCATACAAACACTGGGGGTAGAAGGATGATACTCAAATGCGTGTTTTTTTGTGATATTTTTGCCAATTTGTGTTAGGTTCTCCAATGGTAGTTTCCCAACACTTGTCTCTTTTTTTAAATTCAACGCATAGAATTTTAAATTACTAAGGGTACTGTTTTCAACATAAGAAGGAACATTCTTGTTTAATAATTCCAAACATAATCTATTCATAACACTATTTTCAATATTTATGTAATATCCGAGTATAGACACTTCATAATCAAGTTTGAATCTATACACATCTTTCATTAGAAATAACTCATTGTCTTCATTTGGAATGCTGTCTTTATGCATTTGTGCCATTTTATAAAAATGAAAAGCTAACAAATGTTTTCCTTTACATCTATAATAATATATTATTTCGTATATACCTTCTAATCGGTGTGGTAAATGTTGGAACCCGTCTAACCAACTATTGATAGCTTCGCTCATATTGTTATTTTTTTTATAACACGTACCAATATTGTAATAACAATGCCAAATTTCTTGTTCCCATCCGCCCAACTGTATTCTTTTTTTATAACATTCAATTGCTTTTTCGTATTCATTATTGTCTCTATAACTATTTCCCAAATAGAATAAATACCTATCGTTTTTTGAATCGGTTTTTAATGCATTTTCCAATAACTGAATGTCTCGTTCGTACTTATTTTTTTTACAACCTCCATTTCCAACATCATTAATTTTAATTTCATCTTTTGATAAGAAATCCGATGAGAATTTTTGAGTACTTGTAATAAATTCGTGCGTAACTCCTTTATAAAAATAGTTTACAGATGCTTTCATCAATCTAAAATTTTTGTAAGCTAAAGATAGGTTTTCTTGAATTAAGTAGTATGCATCGTATGTTAACTTTTTTTTTAGTTCCACAATATTTACATTGTCGTGAATGATTAATTCCATATCAGCGTCTAATAACAAGATGTAATCAAATTCGTTTTTGTATTTGTAACACTTTTGTAGGGCATAATTTCTGGTTTTTTCAAAGTTTTCAAATTGGGTTCTCCAAATCTTTCCTGGAATTTCATTCTCATCAAAGAATTCACTTATTATTTGTATTGTGTTGTCTTCACTTCCAGTATCTACAATAACAAAATAGTCTATAAAACTACAAACACTTTTTAGTAATTTAACAATTATTTCACTTTCGTTTTTAACAATCATATGTAAACATATTTTAGGAACATTTTGCATACTGTTTATTTAAAAAACCTTTTAAATATATTTTTATTTAACAAATAATTTATAAATATAGTATAACTGATATGTCTTTTACCAGATTTCATGATGATCCCAGTAGAATAAAAAAACAGAGTGAAGAATCTTCTTTTCAAGGAAGATATTTTTTAAATACCCCTGGTCAAGGAATGAATTTACCGTTTGTAGAAGATCCTCATGTACGTCTTCAAAAATGGGGAGCGAATTTACATACAAATGCTGTAAACTTAGAAAGTGATTTATATGGATTAAGTAGAAAGATGAATAGAGATTTGATTGATAAAAATAATTATATGAATGCAAAAGTGAGTTCAACACAAAATAAATACAGAAACGAAAACCCAACAACAGAAGAAAGTCGTGCAAGCCATCCTGGATGGATGTACAGAGGAATAGAACAACCAAGATGGGAAGTTCCTTATTTAAATCCACAAAATAGTTTAGAGAAAAATTTTAGTCATAATTTACAGACTCGTATTTTAGAAAAAGATCATTTTGTACCGACTATTCCTGTTGTAAATAATAATCATTATTATTTGACAGGTTCATCCTTATGTACAGGAAACAATAAAAATTGTCTTAACACACAATTTCTATAAAACATTAAATTTATAATATGTTATTATAATATTATATATTATAATGGAATTAGCGATACCCGGAGTAGCCTTAGGCCTATTATACGTAGTCTCTAATCAAAAAAAAGATAATAATAAAGAATCATTTTCTAACCAGGAATTGCCCAACACAAATATACCAAATAAAAATTATCCCGATGAAACATTAGAAGGAATAGAAGAGTACGAAAAAACATCATCACTATCAACTGTTAACAAATTTAACGGAAATGGCGCGTATACTGATAAATATTTTCATTCCAGACAAAACCAGTCTTCTACTGATATGCCAACTGAAGAAAATTTTACTTCTTTAACTGGAGAAACAGTAGGAAGTGAATATTTCCAACACAACAATATGGTCCCTTATTTTGGAAGTACAAATAGAACAGTACAAACGTATTCGAATTCAAACGAAGGACTTTTAGACAGATATACGGGCAGTGGTTCTCAAATCTCTGTTAAAAAAGAGCAATCACCATTATTTAAACCTGATGAAAATGTTCACTGGGCTCATGGTGCACCTAATCAAAATGAATTTTTACAATCCCGTGTTAACCCAAGTTTAAAAATGGCAAATGTAAAACCATTTGAAGAAGAGCGCGTGGCTCCAGGTTTAGGTTTAGGATATACAACAGAAGGATCTAATGGATTTAATTCAGGAATGATGCAACGTGATCAGTGGATGCCAAAAGGTGTAGACGAATTGCGTGTATTGACAAATCCAAGAGCAGGTGGTATTTCATTGGTAGGACATGAAGGACCCAGAAATGGAATAACACAAAACGTTCCTACCCAAGAAAATATGGGAACTATGGAAAAGTATAGACCAGACCGTGATTTTGAAATGACTCAAGATAGATATTTAACGACAACCGGTCTTGAAAAAGGACAAGCATTGCACTCTATACCAATAGATAGACATGTGAACCGCCCAGAAACGACAACATCGTATACAGGAGCTGCTGCTGCTGAACAAAATGCGACTTATGTTACTGGTGAATATATGCCTTCTACGAATCAAGAACTTGGTCCAGTCCCCTTAGGTGTAGCAAATGCAAACAGCAGAAATCATGCTACCAATAACGATTATGGAATGAAATCTAAAATGGCATATCCAAACAATAGAAGTGTTCAAAAACAAGACACTTATTTTGGTATGGTGAGTGGTGGATTAAATGCTGCGATTGCGCCTTTACTTGATGCACTAAGACCATCAAGAAAAGAAAATATAGTTGGTTCATTAAGACCTTATCAAAATGCTGGTAAAAAAGTTCCAAATTCGTATATATTTAACCCTGCCGATAAATTACCAACCACTATTCGCGAAACAACAGAAAATTCTAAAAATCACTTGAATGTAAATGCTAACCAAAATGGAGGTGCTTATATGGTTTCAAAACAACAGGTTGCATATACAAACAGAAATGAAACAGGAGATTTCTTTTACACAGGTAATGCAGGTGCTACAGATGGTACAAGAGAACTTAAATCATACGAATCAGTTAAAAATCAACGCAACAATGATATTAAATCATCTACTATTAATGGTAGATTAACAAAAGGAAACATGGCTTTGTACAATGGTGACTTAAAAATGCGAGAGAAGAAAAATGACGAGATGTTAAAAATGAACAGAGATGTTGTTGGAAACATGCCTTATCTGGCTCCTGATGTTGCAAATATGGGACGCGTTGCTGGAAATCATAACACATTACCTACAAATGTGCATAGTCAAAGAAACGATATAAATTTTGGAGATCAATTGAAAGAAAACCCATATGTTGTAAATTATAAAACAGGGTTGTAATTTGTTCTAAATAAAGAATCATCTAATTCTCTTTGTTCAATTAAATTTTTCAGTTTTATATTTAATTCTTCACCCTTTTCTTTGATCAATAAACAATCGTCTGACGTTTCCTCTACCGTATTGCAACTTTCATAAGATTTATTTAAATTATAACATCTTAATGTATTTATAGGTCTATAATATTTTAAGTCTAACGTAAATAAGTGTCTTTCTGAAGTTATCATATTTTTATTAAAATATTTACATTCAATATCGTTTTTTTTAAATTCAATATAGATAAACTGGAACAAATCTTCATCTTTTATGTTGTGATTTTGAAATAAAAAATCGGACTTTTTTATTTCAAATAAATTTTGTCCGAACGAAGATGCTTTATTTAAATAACTTGTTAAATGCTGACATACAAAATACTGAACTTGCTTTTTTGTTACGTCTATTTTAATATCATCCATAATAAAACTGTAAATGAGATGTAGAATCTCCCATGGAAATACTGTACCTAAAATAAAATCACGAAAGTAATACCACCTTGAGCAAAATTCTTTTTTATGATTATTTAAACTTTTATAAGGAACATAACTACTATAATTTATATTCATTTAAATATAAACTATTCAATCTTTAATATATTTCACTTTTATATTTATGGAGGCGTTGGCTTTTTTTTGCTTTTTGATTTTTTCGTAGATTTTGTTTTTCTTTGGCTTTTTGGTTGTTTCGTAGATTTTGTTTTTCTTTGGCTTTTTGGTTGTTTCGTAGATTTTGTTTCTATTTTTGATTTTGTAATGACTTTTCTTTTGCTTTTTGTCACGGGTCTTTTTTTGCTTTGGCTTTTTTCAAGGTTAACACTATCTAATTCAGGTTCATAATCTAATACGATTTTTGCAATGAGTGTGTCATTTTCTTTAATTACTATAAATTTGCTTCTATCACCTTGGGCATCGCCTTCAAAAAATATTATGTCATTCTCGCGTATGTTTTCTCCTTCAAGTAAATATTTCAGACTTTCATTATCAAAAACAACATGAGTTCTTGTGTTCATATATATTATTAAAATATTTTATTCAATCTTCTTTGATTTATATACAAAATTATATAATACCTAAACAAAAATACGAATATATATTAATAATCTCCACTTGTACTATCAGTATTCATAATCCCACTTGTTTGAATATTTAAATTAGAATGGTAATGATTTACATTGGCTCTTTCATAATTATTATTTACACCAGAACTTGAAGAAATCTGTGAAATAACATGATTAGAAAGGATACTGTTGATAGTAGAATAATTATCAAAAGGATTATCAAAATTATTATAATAATAATCTATCTTTTTCTCATATTCATTTACGAAATCACTTACTAAATTAAAATTCTTTATGTGACAGTTTTTATATTCTTTGTTATAATTAACAGGTATAAGTGATTCTTTTTTTGTCTTCATATCAAAACAATACTCCTGCGTCCCAGTTTTAAAATATTTGAACTCTACTTTTTCACCGAAATCAGGATTCTCCTTTTTAAATTTATTTAACATAGCATTAACGTACAAATGATTATCTCTCTTAACATGTGAACATAACGAATATATACTTAAATAATAATATTTTAAAAATGGCCCAAAAATCTTAACAATATCACTTTTAGGTAAATCTGGGTGAATAATTATTTTTTCGCTTTTATGTCCATTGTTATATTCTTGAATCATATCCAATATTGAATCATACCAATCGTATTTATCTTTTAAATTTATACTTTTTAATTTATTATCTCGTAATACAGACTCGTATTTATTTATAAAAATATTCATTGAAAAATTACAATAAAAAAAATATTGAAACTCCTTGTTTACATTGTATAAACTCGTTTTTATAGAAAAATAGAAATAATATAAATGCGATTTTAAAAAGGGTAAATTATTAAATGGGTTCTTTACAGGCAAGGGCTCATTATAAAAATTATCACTATTTGATAAAGCCTTGTATATTATTTTGTTAATATCGTTAAATGTAAATATGTATTTTTTATTTTCATGTAAAATAGATAACGTATTTTTTGTATTTTCATCAATTGGATTCATATACATATCATTTTTCAACGCATATTCTTTTTTTTTGAATTTATATAGAAATGCAAGTTTATTAAACCCATGATATATTTTCTGTGTATGTGAAAATTTATCTAAAAAACGTATTTTGTCGTTTTCGGGAATAAATATATTATTTAATAGTTTTCGTATATAATTGAATTTTTCTTCGTAACTATGAAGTGAACTGGATATTATGTTTCTAATACAATTCGTATAGAAACAATATAAATCTGACTTGTTTTCTAAAATTACTTTTTGAAAATGATTTTGCCCTTCTTTAAAGGATATATCTTTTTTTGAAATAATACTTGTATTATATAAAATCTTTTCAAATATTAATGCAAAACTACTCATTATATAATAATACAAATTATTTTTATATAATATATAAATAATATTTAATTGACCATTTATATTGTATCATTGCAATTGTCAAGTGTATTTTTACTTTTTAAAAACTTTATTCTACGTGTTGACATAAAAACCAATTTATTAAATGTAAGCGTTGAATACCGAAACCAAAACATTCGTACTTTGTACCACCAATACAACCATTCTAAACGAATTATTAGACCTTTAAAAATATTTTTGTACGGGTTATAAAATGAAAAAATTAGATCAAGTAATTCTTCCGGTAAATTATAAAGTCTATTATTATATTCTTTTAGAATGTGTTTTGTTTCATTTTTCATAGTATATACTATACACTGAAACGAAATTTATTTCAAAATGTTTAAATTAATTTCACAATATAGTATATATTATGAAAAATGAAATTGTTGGTGAAGGAACGTTTGGGTGTGTAATTAAACCTGCATTAAAATGTGATAAAAATTCAAATGTAAATAATAATATTTACAAAAATACACTTTCAAAAGTTATGTTAAGAGAAGATGCTTTTGAAGAATTAGACGAAATGAAAAAAATAAGTAAAATAAAAAATATTGAAAAGTTTACTATACGAAAACCTGTCTATTGTAAACCGGAAATAGACGAGAATTTTATTCAAACTGTAAAAAACTGTAAAACAAATAGAGTAAAAAGACAATTTCAAACATCCAAAAGTGGATTAAGACAACTTATTATTGATGATGGAGGAGTTGATGTTAGTAAATTTTATACAAATATATTACCTAATATATCAAACGAAGATAAAAATATTTTTTTCACATCAATATTACAATTGTTTAAAGGTTTGCAATTTTTTTCGGATAATGATATTGTGCATCGTGATATAAAAACATTAAATATTGTATACAATATTCAAACAGGAAACATTCGGTATATTGATTTTGGTATGGTGATTTCCAAATCTACATTTATAAAACAGTCCAAAGAAAACAATAATAGACATGCTCAATCTTGGTATTATTATCCACCTGAATATAGTTGTGCAAATAAGAGTAGATTTAATGCTTATTCAAAATGCCGTAATTATAAAAAAGATTATGGAAACGATTTTGATGCATTCATTCATGATAACGCAAATTGTTTTGATAGTTATTGTTTATCTTTGACTTTAATGCAAATGATAGAATCCTTACAAATAGATAAGGTCTTGCCTAAAATTCATTATGATAAATTTTTAACGGATTTTCTTAATTTGATGAAACTCTATAGCGAGAAAGACATAGTTATCCGTAGTAAGGATCTGAATCAACTTGTCAATAATTATAAAAACATTTTAAAAAAACATAATATTTATTCTGTCAAAAATCCTACACCAAGCAAAAAAAATGTAGAAATTGCAAAAAATTTATCTTTAGAAATAATAAAAAGAAGTAAAGATAAAACAAACAGTCCTGATGTAGTTCATTGCCCTCCATCATTACCTGATTTTAATCCTTTTACCAGAAAATGTGTGAAACCATGTAAGGAGGGAAAAATAAGAAACGATAAGTTCCGATGCGTAAACAAAACAAAAAAAATAAAAAAAACAACAAAAAAAAACAACAAAAGTGAATTTTATAAGATTTTTGAAAAACAAGAGAAAATAAAAGAATGCAATGATAAAAATAAAGACTACAATCCTATTACTGGTAGATGTAATACAAAATGCAAAGAAAATCAAGAAAGAGATAATCAATTTAAATGCAAAAAGAAAAAACAATAAACGTTATGTATAATAAGCATGTATCATACATAAAATAGAATTATACCATTATTCCTCCTTTAATTTAATGTTCACAGTGTCATCTTCGGTTGTTTCACCATCGGCAGTTTCATCTTCCTCTCCTATTTGTTCCATTTTGTTTGCATTCTCTATTAGTAATTCATTATGTAATTTCATAGACTCAGCATCAGCAACTTCTCTTGATTCAAAATCAACTGTTTCCATAACACCAATCAGATTACCGTCTTCGTCCATCCTTTGTGTTAACACATTCTGATTTTGTTTAGCCTTTTCAATATTTTCAGCAATTGCCTTCTTCTTCGTTTCACGCACTCTTTCTTCAAATTCTTTCTTTGCTTGTTCTTCATTATGCATTTTTTCTTTATGTAAAGCGTTCAATTCATCTTCTAAGTACTCAATTCTTCCTGTTTTATAAGCATCAGGATCCCATGGAACCCAAATACCCATTGGTCCTACAAAAATATCATGATTTGGGTCGTTTTCTCTTAACTTCTTACTTTTAATTTCCGCTTCTTCTTGTGTTGCGAAAACTCCTCTGATTTTAAGTCCCCTTACAGAAGTTTGGAAAGCATGATCTCTACTAAATTTTTCATTTAACTTATCTTCTTGTTTATCCATGAAATTTTTATAATCATTTTCAATGCCACTTTTCTTTAATTTCGTGGACTCTTCCTTGATAAATTCATTAAAATCATCAATCAAATTTTCTACTTTCAAACTATATTTATAAGAAATAAAGTGAACAAAGTCAAAATACCTTTCCATTGATTTAGAGAATTCCCATTGTTTAATAAACTGATCAAACAAATAAACTTCTCTTTTTTTTAATATTTTTTCAGGAGACACAAATGACATACATACAAATTTTTGACCCGCAATTTCCGGATCTTGGTCCAGTAAGTCAACATATTTAGGGTTTTTTTCACCGTTTTCTAAATTTTGTTTTTCAAATGAAGACATTATATATTTTCAGTATCATAATATTTAAGTAATTTCTCAACAATATATTTAAGTTTTTATATATTTATATAATATATATCATGTCCGAGATGTTTGATTTAAATGAACTTTTGAAGAGAGCTATTAAGTACCTTATTGAAGGTTTAGCAGTTGCCATTTGTGCTATGTTAATTCCTAAGAAAGCACTTAATGTTGAAGAAATTATTATTATTGCATTAACCGCTGCAGCAACATTCAGTATATTAGATGTATTTATACCTGCTATGGGTTCAAGTGCCAGAAATGGTGCCGGATTAACTATTGGATCAGGTTTAGTTGGTGGAATACGATTTGTAGGTGCTTAAATATTTACATAAATAATAATAAAAATTATTATTTATAAAATTGAATAAATAACCAATTTTTAATCTAAAATAAATGACCATTTTAGATTACTTTGTTGCTTTAGATCGTATCAGTAAAACATACAATTGTCCTGTGGATATTACAAGAAATATTTTTGAATATGTAAAATACGATTTTATGAAAAAAGAAAATGACGCATTTTTATTAAATCATGTTAACACACATATAAAAAGGAAAACATGGAAAAAATGTAATTTTGATATTATCGCAAGTTCACATGCTTATTGTTTTCATATATGCAATTTACCATACGATATATACACCATTTATGAAATACAATATGTATTGAGAAGAATCATCTATAAAAGAAACTCTGACTATAGATTTAGTCATTATTGTTGTGTAAACCTACTCACAGGTTTACCCAAACAAGGTATTGAACTCACAGATAAATCCGCACAAGGCATTGTTTATATCCATTTTCCGATCTATCATAGGTTAACATAAAGAAACGAATCCTATTACAATTATACAGTTGGGAAATATTCCCAGTCTAAATCATTACACACCTTTCTCCAGATCATATCTTGTTCTAATTGTTTTTCTCTATCTTTCATCATAGGAATATATGGTAAATACTGTGTTTGATCTAACAAAACACATAATTGATAAAGTGTATATGTATAATTAAAAAAATTTGTACGATTCGGTGGACAATGCACAGCCCATGGTTTTTGAATCTCAATAAACAATACACATAAAGTTTCATGCAATTCTTCATTCATTACTGGAGGTTTCACGCCGAATAACGAATTAATATACTGAATATGTTCAAAATATTTGTTTAATCCTAATTTCCTCAGTATTTCTCTCATTTTGTCGTAATTTATTTGAGACATATCTTCTATTCTTTCTTTTTTGATTCGTGCTTTTATAGAATCTATAACTTGTTCTGGAATTTGTGTTGTTTCTTTTGCTTGGAATTGTGATAATATTTCTTTAAAATGATTTAATCTTATATATGCTGTATAAGACACCTCATTCGGCGGTTCTTTATTTGTCGGTTTTGAACTATCTACAATATAAGGAATGAATTTACCACACTTTTCATTGTTGCAAATTAATATCCCTTCCTCGTCTTGTGGAATAAGCTCACCTTCTGAACAAAAATTACATTTATCTGTTGATATTAAATAGTCTTGAATATTTGTTATCTCGTTTGAAACATTTGTCCAATAATTTAAATACGATTTTTTAGATTGAGTATACTTCTCGCTGTTTAAATCACTTGATTCTTTATTTATTGCTTTGATCTTAAAAAATGTATTTAATACCTTTGTATTTTGGTTTAAACTATTTGAATCATTAGATATTTGCTTCTTTTGTTCAAAATAATCAAAAACATGTTTTGAATTGTCAAGCAAATAATTTTTTTTCTCTATTTTCAAATCTTTTATTTTTTTATTAATTTCTTTTAATCTGTCTTTTATCTTCATAAATTCTTCTAATTCGTTTTCCTTTAATTCTTTTACTTTATTTCTCAATTCTTCCTTTTCTTTGCACAAACCAGGAATAATAATGTCTTCTATATTTTCAAATTTATCTAACATTTCAGAATGTTTTAAGTCAATTGTATAAATAACTTGATTTTGTATTTGTTTACCTTTTCTTGAATTTGACATTACTTATATTAATTAAAATAATTAAAATAAATTTTTTATGTTATTTCATTAGAAAATGGTTAATTTTGTTTTTTCTTACTTTTGTTTTTTCTTTTGGATTTAATTTTTCGTGTTCCCCTGCCTACCGACCCTGCCGGTATATAAAAATCTGTAGGTTTACTCGTACGTGTGCTACGTCGTAGGGATGATACCCCGGTGTTGGATAAGCTATTAAAGGTAAATCCATCCTGTTGAGACATGATATTTGAAACAGAATTACGAGCATATTCAGTTTTCGTCAACAGTTCTTCTGCATCTGTTGTTAAGCGATTTACTTGTTTTGTCAATTCACTAATACGTTTTGTCAGTTCACTAATATTTGTTACTGTTACATTACCGTCTATCTCTTGGTTTCCTTCTGTAATCACAATTTGTAAATTCTGTATTTCTTTTTCATTACCGTCTGTCTCTTGGTTTCTTTCTGTAATAACACTTTGTAAATTCTGTATTTCTTCTTTAATTGCAGATAATTTACCTTTAATCGTTTGTTTTTTTTTCTTAATTGCAGATAACTTTTTATTAATGGTTATTTCTTTGTTATTAATTGCAGATAACTTTTTATTAATGGTTATTTTTTCTTTCTCATTTGCACTCTGTTTTGCACTTTGCGATGTTTTTTTAAGAGTTATTATTTGTTTTTTAAGGGTCTCAAAATTTTCGTTAACATTATCCACATTTGGAATTGTAGCTTTAAACTGACTTGTTATACTTTCTAATTTACCCTTTAATGACTCAATAATAATCTTTGACATTTCTTTTGTTCCAAGTAACATATTCATTTCTTCAAGTGCTTGATTTTCTTTGATTGCTTGATTTTCTTTCTTTCCATTACCATTTTTGTTATTATCTATAGATTCAATAATTGCGTAGAAATCATATAAATTTATTCGTGCTTTAATGTACTCTTCGTATTTTTCTACTTCATCATCACTACACAAATGATCTAAATATTCAATTTTCGCGGAATTATAATTACTATATAATTGTGATAATATTTCATTCACTTTTACACTACCATCACTACCGCCTCCATTTAGCCCTCTTTTTTGACCAAGATCTGCCGAAGGACTCGGATATATAGTTGCAATTCTAAGTAAATTGTTTATTCTACCCATTGCCGATATAAATTCTGCAGTATTATTAATACCTATATTTTCCGAATTATAAATAAGTAGTCGTAATGGATTATAATAAGAAAATAGCTTTTGGTATAAAACACTATAGAGTAGAAAATTAAATGTCATATCTAATATGTCATCACTACTTCCAGTGTAATTCTCAACACTTATAACTGGTACATTGTTTGATAAAATTGTTCTAAGGTTAGTACGTATACTATCTCGGTCATTTCCTGTACCAAATAACGTAACATAACATTTTTCGTCTATTTGTATTAATTGTTCACAATCAAGTTGATCAATACTTGGAAATTTATCTCTTAGAATACTTTTTATTGTTTCTATTTTTTTTTCAGAATCCAAATAAGAATAAGTTAATACATCTACTAATGATTCTCCACCGAATATATGATCTATCTGTTTAGTTGTAATTGTTTTCTCTTTCAGATCTCTGCCTTTAAACTTTATTATATAGTTCGCATCTGATCTGGTAGTAGTTTCTATTGTACTGGATGGGTCATCCGGTATATTATCAAATTTTTCAATATATTCTTTCATAGGACTTGCAACGACATCTTGAGATTTACGTATATTAAAAAAATGTGAAACACCACCGGTCTGCATCGTTTCTATGCTACCCGCGTTCTGAGCTTGGAGTGGGTACACAGTATTGAGTGACCACTCTTTAGGAAGATTTGGATTAATATCAAAATATTTTTCATAAGAATATACTCTGGAATATTTAATAACAGCAAATGTTTTATTTGCAATTGTAGTAATAGGTATACTATTATTCGGTCTACCCAAGTATCCAAATGTATTTTTGTTTTCAAATAAAGAATTTATAATTTTAAGATCATTAAAACATAACATCTTTTTTTCAAATTCATCTAACTTATTTATTGTATCGTTAATTGTTTCAGCAGATATCTCAGTATCCATGCTGTTTCCGTTAAATTTATTTATTTTGGATTTTATTCTGGAATTTATTTTGTTTATTATTTCAGTATCACTTTCAACAATAGCCATATTATCTTCTGCGGTCGTGGATGCTTCAGATGCTTTACCTATAAACTCTGTATAGTCATTCTGTTGTGATGATTTAATGACGTGTAATTTTTGTAAATATATGAATAAAATATGTACGTTCCAAACAAGATACATATCATTTTCGTCAAATATGATTTGCTTATCTCCTATCATTACAGAAAATTGCGGGGGCACTACACAAGACACTAATCTTCGTACCAGTTGTCCTCTTGGAGCATAAATAGATATTGGGTTGCTAAACATATTCTGAAAAAAACGAACGTACTCGTTTATTTTATCATTATAAGGCCCATTGTCAAAAAGTTCTCCAAAAGTAGCAATATGTTTTAATTTTGTTTGTAGTTTATTTAATTTGGTTTCGGCTGTCTTAATATTTATTTGGGCGATTTGTTCTTTCGTAAGTTTTTTAACATCATTTAAAATAATATTGTTATTAATATTGGCATAGCAACCGTACAAATTAGATAGACAAATAAATCTCATTAAAAATGTATCAAGCGTTCCTGTAAAAGTTTGTTGATACGCATCTTCTGATAATATAACTGCATCAATTGCACGAAATTTATCACCCCAATGTTTAATATTCATAAAAAACTGTCTAATAAACTGATGATATTCAAATGTATCCTGAGATGTATCCTGAGATGTATCCTGAAATGTACCTGAACTGTATATTTGTCCATATAAATACTTAGCTGAGTCAAGTAACGGTTTACATTTCTCTATTGTATCATTTCTATTAAAATGTTTGAGAAGTAAATCAATACATTTTTTACGGACTTCTTTATTATATGCTTCATTTGCTAAGTAATCTGAAATTTCAGGCAAATTAGGTATTTCTGTAATGGTTATTGGTGTCGTTTGAGGTTCAGTATTGTATTGAAATGTTACTTCAATTTCTTTATAATTATTTTTATTATTACTTACCTGCAAATTTATATTTATAATATTATTCTCACCTTCCGATAAATACATAAATGGAAGATTAACAACAAAAGAGTTTTTCGGTTCTTGAGTGGGAGTATATATTTCACTGCTACTACTTGAATCCATTATCCCCGAAAAAATAGCAACTGAATTATTTTTTCCTCCACTTTGGTCACTACACAATCCATTAAACACACTTTTAGACCCACAATCCATAACAAAACTGGCTGGTCTGTTAGCATTGGTTCCATAATAATACTCAGCTATTTCGCTGGATTCTTGTTGTCTTTTTCCTTTATCTTTATTTGGAGTAAATCTCTTTATTTCAAACTGATGTATTCCAGCATTCTCTATTGGGTTTTTGTTTTTGATGAATTCATATGGAATTACAAGTAGTGGATTTAGATTAGGACTTTCTGCATTATTAATTTTTATCGTATCGTCTAATGTGTTCCTTTCTAAAGCATGCTCAAGAGAATGAACACCTTTATTTGTTTTATATTCAAATTCATCGGTTCCTTTTGTAATTGTAAACCTACCAGTGGGACATGATATTGAATCTATTGCTTTTTGAATATTATTTTTATATTTTTCATCATTTCTCATTCTTGCATTTACCCTACTAAAATCATATTGGTCATGTTTCATATCAATATTTGTATGTACTCTATTTAATTGCTCAAAATATTCTTTATAAACTGGATTTTCATTAATATTCAATGTTATTGTATTGTCATTCTTAGTACATTTATATATTCTATTTATTTCATTTGATTCATTTGATTCAGAATTCATAATAACTTTTATACATTACATTAATAAATTATTTATTCGTATATTAACACAAATTACAATCTAAACTTTATTATATGTCAGACAATATTCAAGTCAAATTACCATCTACAATGAAGATCAATAAAACTATGTTTCAAAAAATGCTTTTTTTGACAAATGCAATTGAACAAGGATGGACGGTAAAAAAGGCAAACGATTCTTTTATTTTTACTAAAAAACACGAAAATAAAAGAGAAGTATTTCAAGAAAATTATTTAGACACATTTATATCATCCAATTTTACAACAGATCTTGTAATGTCAGATATGAATAATTAATCATATTTACACCAATGATCTTGAAATTGTTTCATATCCCCAATAAAAATATTTTCTTGAACGTTTTTATATTCATCTTTGTCCAATAAAAATAAAAATTTTTCCATATTTTTGTAACTCATATCACCATCCAAAATATTAATAAAATGAGTGTATTGTATATCTTCTGTGCATTGTAATAAATGTTCTAATTGGTAAGAAACGAAATGATATACATTTCGCAAAGAGCGGACTTGTGCACCGCCATTATTACAAATAACTTTTAAATTAAAGTAATATTCTTTATTTATATTTTTTAAAATTCCATCAAAATTTTCAGTATAATCAAACCCATTAACACCTTTCATAGGGTGTTTAACATCATATAATTGTTTAGAATGAATATGAATTCTTTTATTTGTTTTTTCTAATTCATGATTGGTTATTTTTTTTATTAATTTTTTCTGATAGGTTTCACACTCATTTCTTTTACCATCAATATACCAGGGTTGTTGTTGTCTCCACATTTTAGTTTGCATATGAGAAGGTGTAATATGTAATTTTTTATAATACTTTGAATAGAAGACGTGTTTCTTAGGTAAAATTGAAAAAATACATTTAAACATAATAGATAACAATAAGATTTTCATAAATTGAGAAATGTGTATTCTACTAAAAGAATCTATTTTTCATTTTTCAAAGAATATAATCTAATTATTTAATAATGGAAATTGAAATTGTTTTACTTATAACAGTAGTCATTGATATTGTTTTAATTTATATTCTTTTGAATACTGAACTATACGAATATGAAATGATTTCAATCTATTTTTTATTTTTTCTTCATTTATTATTATTTGTGTTTTATTTTTTAAATATAAACATAGGAGTGGATGTATTGCATTTATTTTATATGGTTTATGTGCTATTCGGGATTCTACATGAAAATATATACATTTTATTCTTGATTTTATCATTATTGGTATTAAACTTGTTTTTTTGGATTATTAATGGAAAATGTCCTTTTGGAGCGTTTGATTGTTTGAAAAGCAAAATTATAGATATCATTTTAAAATTTAATAATACATCGGGACATTTAATTATTGTTCTTTTAATACTATTATACATAACAAAACTGTACCTGAAATACGAAGAAATAAAATAATCTAATATAATTTGTAGGCATAATAGAGTTAATAAATATATAAAACGGGATATTGTGATTAATAGCATTTAAAGGTTTGATTTAGAACTAATTTATTTAGGAAAAAATGAATTAATTTATATTTTTCAAAATTATTTTCTTGGTGTATATTATAAGCTAAAGAAATGGCTGGTGGACTTATGCAATTGGTAGCCTATGGCGCCCAAGACGTGTTCTTAACAGGAACCCCCGAAATCACCTTCTGGAAGGTGTCTTACAGACGCCATACCAACTTTGCTATGGAGAGCATTGAACAAACCTTCTCTGGACAAGCTGACTTCGGTCGTCGTGTCACATGTACTATTAGTAGAAACGGTGATCTTGCTTACCGCACTTATCTTCAAGTTACACTTCCTCAAATTGACCAAGACATGAAGGGATCCACAGGAGATGTATATGCTCGTTGGTTGGATTTCCCTGGTGAGCAATTAATTGCTCAAGTTGAGGTTGAGATTGGTGGACAACGTATTGACCGTCAATATGGTGACTGGATGCACATCTGGAACCAAGTTACTCTTTCCAAGGAGCAACAAGATGGTTACTACAAGATGGTTGGTAACACCACACAATTGACATACATCACAGACCCTGGATTCGCTAACGTTTCTGGACCTTGTGCTGCTGATGGAGGACCTTCCCAAGTGTGTGCTCCTCGTAACGCTCTTCCTGAGACAACATTGTACGTTCCTCTTCAATTCTGGTTTTGCCGCAACCCTGGTCTTGCTCTTCCTTTGATCGCTCTTCAATACCACGAAGTTAAGATCAACATTGATTTCAGACCTATTGGTGAGTGTTTGTGGGCTGTTAAGTCTTTGACTGAGACTTCCAGTACTCAATCTGTAAGCACCGCTTACCAACAATCTCTTGTTGCTGCTTCCTTGTACGTTGACTATATCTTCCTTGATACCGATGAACGTAGAAAGATGGCACAAAACCCTCATGAGTACTTGATTGAACAAGTTCAATTCACAGGTGATGAATCTGTAGGATCTTCTTCCAACAAGATCAAATTGAACTTCAACCACCCTTGTAAGGAATTACTTTGGGTTGTTCAACCTGATGCTAATGTAGATTACTGTGCATCTCTTGAAGGTGGTGAGACACTTTACAAGACTCTTGGAGCTCAACCTTTCAATTACACTGATGCTATTGATGCTCTTCCTAACGCTGTTCATGCGTTCGGTGGTATTGACCAAACATCAGGTGCTAATGCTTTCATTGACTCCACTGGTTTATTTGAATTAGACCGTGCTCCTTCCACCACAACCACAAACACCACATGGGACAGTACTGAGGCTGCTGGATCTGCTCTTTCTGATGCTGGAACATTCGTTCTTGCTGAGACAGCTCTTGACATGCATTGTTGGGGAGAAAACCCTGTTGTTACCGCTAAGTTGCAATTAAACGGACAAGACAGATTCTCTGAACGTGAAGGTTCATACTTTGACGTTGTTCAACCTTACCAACACCACACCCGTTCCCCTGATACCGGTATCAACGTGTACTCATTCGCTCTTCGCCCTGAAGAACACCAACCTTCCGGAAGCTGTAACTTCTCCAGAATTGACAATGCTGTTTTACAACTTGTTCTTTCTTCTGGAACTGTTTCAGGAACCAACACCGCTAAGGTTCGTGTATACGCTGTTAACTACAACGTTCTTCGTGTAATGAGTGGTATGGCTGGACCTGCTTACTCCAATTAAGCATCTTATTAATCTTAATTCACATTTTTTAAATATTTACATTTAGTTAAATATTTAACTCAACAATTATATATGAAAATCATTTTTCTTTTATTCCTTTGCTATGTATCTTCTTTTAAACACTTCCCATCTATAAAATTATCAAATAAACTCTTTATGAACCGAAATAATAACGAAACTGTTCCAGATGTTATTATACTGCCATTTAATTTTTCAAACGTAATAGAGAATTATGATGATTATGTTATCAATAACGTTTTAAAGGACATACCCAAGGAGCCCGAAACCGAAGACGAAATTGAAGACGACAGTTTTGAAGGATATTTGAGAAGTGAATTTATCTTCCTACGATCTTATAGAGAAAAAATACATTTTCAAACCTTTTATGTATGGAAAAAAGGAAAAGGGTTAGTCCTTACAAAACAAGAAGTGAAAGATATATATAATAGTGTTTCCACCGACGAATTCTGTGATCTCATGCAATTCATTAAAATCAATAAAATCATTGATGAATGTAATTGTGGCCATCTTTAATATATAATACTTATATTACTTAAATCAACGCTGTATACATGCACTTATTCTTTTATAAATTAAAATAAAGATAAAAATATAAATTATGTATGGATAATAAAAAATTATCAATATTCTATAAAAATGGAATTCATATCAATTATATTTGTACCATCATTATGTTTTTTGATTTTAAATTAGGAATGTATTTGTATTTAAAAGTATTTTCTCGTAATTATTACGTGAATTTTAATTATTTATACAATAATCCACAATTATATACTTGGAAACATCTGGTTCGTCTAACTGACACTGGACATATTGCGAATTTCTTATTTTACCTTTTCCCATCTACACTTCCTGTTTGTCATAATATTCAATTCATTATTTCATTTGGTTATTACATAACCACTGTATTCTTTAATATGAAAGATATTGATAATAAAAAAGATCGTGATATTATACCCGAAGTACATACCATTCACTCTCATTTAAATCATTCTATCGGTTATCTAATCTTATTTTACTACAACACTCAAAATTATTATGAATTTAACGACAATACTTTATATTTATCTTATTTATGGGTGTATACTTGGTTGTTTTTGATTTATTTCCCATGGAGATACATTACCAACGATTGTGTCTATTCTATACTTGATAACAATACAAGTATTATCAAAAAAGTTACGATTTTTGTAGTTTTTCATATATTATTATACGTAGCAAACAACATTGGATATTATGTTCAAATAAGCAGTAACCATTTACTACTTGCTTGTTAGATTTATTAAATATTTAAACCATATTAAATATATATTGCAATATAAAATTGATGAAATCGTGTCTAATGAAAAATAAAAATATAACGAAGTAAAGACTTTTATAAAAGAAAGCAAGTATGCAAATATATGAAACCATTTGTAAGACATACGAAGATCATACCACAGAGAATATAGAGATTCGCCAACTCACTCACACAGATTTTAAAAAAGATTTATATTCTATTTTAAAAAATATAGAAACGCATAGAAACAAACAACATACATATATTTTTGTAATGGAAGATAAAAAGCATAAAATAATTAGTGGTGTAGGATGCGTTTCTTTCGTTTTAACCAAAAAATATAGAATAGGGTTAATTGGAAAAATATATAATATACATATGCATAGTTCAATAATAGATAAGAAGAATGAATTTATACAAGAGATGGCAGATTATGCAATAGAAAAAGGTTGTTACACATGTACATTAGAGAATCTGTAATGATAATATCTATTATGGAGAATGCAAAGCAAAAAAATTTATTAAATATTTAAACCATATTAAATATTTAAGGACTATATATGTATCAATAATTTAACATTAAAAAAAAGATGACAACAAACGCAACTCATAAAAGAACTAATAATTTTCCATATGCGGTCATACTTATTGGTACGCATGGTGAATATAAACATGAAAAAGCATATTCCATAGATGATTTGAATTCTGGGATAAATACATTTACAATACCAAATAATATTAATTTATTTAAAATAGACGCCGTAAGACCAGGTATCTGTTATGAAATCCCAAATAATGTATTTGTAAGAAAGGTTGAAAAATTAATACGCAAAAAAATAAAAGAATATAATACAAAAAATCATCAAAATGCCTTTGAATTATTAAAACATGAATTAACTGGAAATAAGGGTATACTTAAACAATTAGATACAGAAATTAGAAATAAAGACGGTATGTCTTTACCTGAATATTACGATAATAGTGTTTTCTACGGATATGAATACCCGAAAAACAGTGAAATATACAACAAATCTTATTTTTTTAATAGTGACGAAGTACAAATTACAAATGACTTCAAAATTCATTTTTTCTCATCAGAAAAGGGGGACGCCGATGTAACAAATTGGCTATTTAAAACACCCAACTTTTTCAAATTTAGAAATAAAAAAGAACATAAAACCGATTTACATAGTGTGTTGAATGTATTGCACCAACCACATTGGTTACCTGAACATTACAATGTGATTTTAATTGATCTAACATGCTCTCCTATTGCGGATCATAATAATAGATTATACGATTCACAAGATAGAATATCAAGAACGACTGTAAGAGATATTATTAAAAACACATCATCATATATTGTAACCGATTCTATAAACAAATAAAAATATTCGTCTGGAATTTATTATAGTACATCACATTCACATGGATATCCATCAGCGGCATAACCAATACAACAAGCTGAAAATGCTGTTCCACAATCTCCACAATTTGAAGCCGACTGTCCAGAACCTTCTTCTTGTAAATGACAATCACATGGATAACCATCTATTGCAAATCCAGCACAACATGTTTGATATCCAGTTCCACAAGTTCCACATTGAGAATTTTTAATTTCATAATTATCAAACTTACTATAATCACAATTTTCTTGTACCATTACAAGTGGTTTATTCAAATATGTATTAAAACCCATACTGTCTAATGACCTCTGAACTTGCTTATCATACTCTGAATAAAAAGTTGTCACATTTCTTGCGAGCACAAATAACGACAACCGTTTATCATCTGACACTATAGAATATTGGTATTCATTATTAATAATGGGTCCTAATTCAAGAACCCAATAAGGCGCTGATTTTGGAACACCTTCCAATTTTACAGACAATTCTCCACCACTATTTCCGTTTTCATAGAAAGCATATCCACTTATTTGATCAACTTCATCATATTTATTAATTTGACTGTTCAACACACTAACCTTATCTTTTACCAGTGTATAATCCGCAACGGCACATTTTCCTTGTCCCTGAAATGTCATATCAAATTTATTTTGATATACTTCATACCATCGTCCAACATACATATCCAAGTCTATTGTTTCTACTGGCGAATAATCATTCGCATAACATAAAAAAAATAATGAGCATAATAGAAATAAGCGCATAAACATAGTTTATTATAACTTATACATGAATATATTTTTTATCTTTATATGTTTACTATAAGTTAATTATTACTGTATTGTATGTATTTTGATTTGTATAAAAAGATATAAATAGTTAGTACTATATAGAATAGTATTATGGAAAACAAAACACTTACATTGTGTGAGAATACGGACTGTGAAAGATATCTTATTTTTTTGTCTTTTTATTTTTTTTTGTTTTGCGTTTCTTAGATTGTTTCTTTGCTTTGGATTTAGTTTTTCTTTCTCTTTTTCCTTTTTTTCCACCCAAAAAACTTCTAATAATGACTCTTGGTCCGTATTCATTATCAAGCACTTTCTTCATGGGTCCCTTTCGTTCTTCCTGACTCTCATGAACATAAATATCATAACTTCGTCTATTTATTGAACTTTCAACACTTGGTTTATAAGCAGTTATGTAACCCTGATTGAACATATTATCCATATTCGGCCTATTCGATACATCCCAATTACTAATATCCTGGTTGAAGGCATGGGCTTCCCAGAACATCCTATCCATATTAGTCACATTGCCTACATTCCATTGCTCTAGAGGTTGGTTGAAGGTAGAGGCACCAAAGAACATAATCCTCATATCAGTCACATTGCCTACATTCCATTGCTCTAGAGGCTGGTTGAAGGCAGAGGCATTATAGAACATACCCCCCATAGTAGTCACATTGCCTACATTCCATTGCTCTAGAGGCTGGTTGAAGGAAGAGGCACTATAGAACATAGTCCGCATATTAGTCACATTGCCTACATTCCATTGCTCTAGAGGCTGGTTGAAGGAAGAGGCATCATGAAACATACCCCGCATATTAGTCACATTGCCTACATTCCATTGCTCTAGAGGTTGGTTGAAGGCAGAGGCTTCATTGAACATATTCTGCATATTAGTCACATTGCCTACTGTTGAATTATCTCTTTCCCAATTTGCTAGGGGTTGGTTGAAGGCAGAAGCATAATAGAACATCTCCTGCATATTAGTGACATTGCCAACATTCCATTGCTCTATAGGATTATTGAATCTAATAGCACCACGGAACATCTCCTGCATATTAGTGACATTGCCTACATTCCAATTATTTAGAGGTCTGTTGAATCTAATAGCACCACGGAACATACCCTGCATATTCCTCACATTGCCTACATTCCACTGCTCTAGAGTTTGGTCGAATGCACGGGCAATATTGAACATCTTCTGCATATTAGTCACTTTGGATACATTCCATTGCTCTAGAGGTTGGTTGAAGGCATAGGCATCTGAGAACATAGACTCCATATTAGTAACATTAGCTACATCCCATTTACTGATATCGTCATTGAAATTTCTCTTGTTCGCGAATAATTTCGACATGTTCGTCACATAACTAGTGTCCCACTCTGATATGGGACCATAGATTCCTTTAGCCACTTCTTCATTACTGCACCACATATTCACTGCTGTACTAATATTATCATCAGTAATATTTATTGTTCCTCCTTTTTGTTCTTTTAATTTACTAAATTTTCTACTTTTATTTTTCATTTTATTTAAATATATAATATAACATATTATAAATATTATTGAATATATTTAAAGTTATTATAAATGTAAATATAATGGCAGAATTCAAATTATGTGAGAATACGGACTGTGAAAGATATCCACCTGATTGGGATTTTGAAGAAGATACCGAAGATACTTATCAGCAAGGACAATGGAGAAAATGCTGTTTATGTGCTGGGTATTTTGATGATGATGGACTTGGTGATATATTATTTGTACAAGAAGAACCAAATAATCAAGAAGATGTTGCTTGTCAATTGTGTGGAAAAGATAAAAATATTGTTCAAATGAAAGGCACAGGGGAATATATATGTGAAGCTGCTTGTGATGAAGATGATGATTCATGTTTTGATGAGGAAGAGGAAGAAGATATTCAAAAAGAAGATACAAAAAAAATAGCAAATTGCGATCTTTGTTGTAAAGATAAAAATTTTGAAACATATTATAGATTTAAAAGGGGAAGAAAACAAGAATTATTTTCTTGTGTAAAATGTTGGGAAAACCGCAAAACACAATTAGTAGGAGATACTTGGACCTGGGAACAATGTAGTTTTCCTGGCCCTGCATTTTTATTTTAAATAAGGAAGAAGAGGACGAGGATTAGATGTATATATTATTTATTAAATATCTTCAAACCATTCTTTCGGTTTCACTTTTGTATCACCGGCGTATTTTACTGCGTAATTCTTTTCAATCATCCATTCATTTAGATTATCATTGTCTAAATATACATCTGCCAGTAATCTACCGTATTTTTCACTTTCAACATTCTCTAATCTAACTATTTTATTTAGAATTCGTTCTGATAATGCATCTCGTGCAATCAATGCATGTTTTTTTTCATTTTCAACTTTTGTTTTTATTTCAGGAGTATCAATACCATTTAATCTTACAGAAAATCTATATATTGGATGGTTTTCATAGGGTTTTGCCGCAAGTGTTATCGTATCACCATCATATACCTTTATCACTTTACCGTATTTCACGCTTGGATGAAATGGAGGGCAATTCCCCCATGTAGCATCTTTATATAATTCTTCTTGTTCAGCAATATCTGCATTCTTATTTTTCCAGTTAAAACAACACAACATCTTATTAAATTATAATTTTTGTTTTATTATAATTCAATTTTATTATCTAACACCGGTGAACATATAACCCCTATTTTTGTTATTTCGGTATACTTCTATTAATTTCTCTGTATTATCTGACCAATCCGGAATTTCGGATATATTATTTTTTTTGAAAACAATACTTTCATCATTCTGGAACATCCCCTTTATTAGTTTGCAATCACACGTTTTTATCTCAGGATGTTTCTTTAAACAATCTGCATGACAATCAAAATCACAACACTCCGCTTCACAACAAAGCAAATAATTACCCTTCTTTCCCGTATCTAAACAATAATTACAATAACGCATATGATACGGGTCATAAATCTCTCCTTTGAAATAACCATTTTTTAAAACTTCCGTTATTCTTGCATATCTTCCTTGACAAAAAGATATATTTTTGTACTCTTCTACAATTACCCTTACTATATCGCCGAATTGTAAATGATTTAAAATTTCTCTATCCAATAATACACCATTCCAATTGGTTACGTCTTTCATTATACTCAAAGTGTAAATTCCGCCTCTTTTATGTTTTTTCATATTTCTTTATAATTGCTTTCTTTCTATATCATTCTAAAATATCTATAACCCTCTACATGTTGGATTTCCAAGGAAAAATAAATATAAACTAAATTTTGACCCTAATTGTGCTGTCTTGTATACATAATAATCACCAACACCAATTAATAATAATATAGGCAATGAATATAATAACACCTTTTCCACAATTAAAATATTATCATTTACATTTGGATCTATCTTTCTACGATTATACATATACAACCGTTGTGTATTCGTTATATACAAAATAAACAAAACTGTAAAAAATATAGTATTCCATGTTAAACGCATTTTAGAAGATAATAAAAATATAATATAAATTCCAAAAGCATAAATCATACTGTCAAAACAATTTCCATTTGACCAATCTACTGGATACATATCTCTCTCTGCTTTATCAAAAGTAAATCCACCTTCCAACATAATAAAAATAAAAATAAGTCCTATACCGATTAAATGCTTTCCATAAATATTTGTATTTAAATACCTTTGTGTACTGCACGAAAAGATTTGAGTGACGTAACCACCTGCAGCAACCAGGAAAGCTACAAAAATAAAAGATATCTTTGAAATATTATTGGTTAACTGTTCACCCTCTAAAGTGTCCAAGATCTGTTCTGGTATATTTTGTTCTATGTCTTTCATTATACTATATTTATATATTTTATATGAAAAACCAAATAAATAAATAAAGATTTTAAAAATATGTCTTTATACATTTCAAATAATCTCCAAACACAAAATGATTTATTATTAAATAGTTTAATTGAATTTTATAAAGATGAGAAAAACGTAGAAACTATTATGAATATTATTAATGGAGAATCTAAAATCTCTTTACGTATTGTAGATTGGTTTGTTACTAATTATGCAAAAAAATTTTACACCATTTATGATATTCATATTGATAAAGCTAACAAAACAATCACAATACGATTTAAGGTGTTTAATGATTATAAATTAAAATTAAAAGCATATTCAAAAAGAAGATTTGATCCCTTTTGTCGTTGGGAAAGAATCACCATTCCTTTTGGAGACAAGCATATGGAAACGACAATCGGACAATTGAATTTTTTCAAATGGGCCATTGAAAATAAAGTCATTCAATATATTGAAAACAATTATCAAGCGATTGAAAATGACATGAATAACCGCAACAGTACATCTAAAAAAAGAGACTCTATTGAAAATGTAGACAACACCAAAACGCGGAAAAAAAGAGAAGAACTTTCTGTTTCTGCAGTTAAATGTATAAAAAAGGAAAAAGTAAAAATTGTTGTTAAGTTTGACTTATAAAAACATAGATATTTCAAAGTTGTCAATATCTTTGTTTATATTTTTTAATCCAGATATGATTTTATCAATATCATTATAAATTAAATAATCTATTCCAAGTTCCTTTTTAATCTCTTCTTCACTTCTCTTATGTGAAATAAGTTCTTCTTTGGTTGGTATATAAATACCGTATTCATTTGTATTTTTGATAATTGGACTACATGAAGCAAAATATATTTTTTTACAACCATAATTTTTAATCATTTTTATAAGATGTTTACTTGTATTACCTCTTACGATTGAGTCATCCACAATTAATACATTTTTATTTTCAAAACTATTTTTAATTGCAGATAATTTCCTTTTAATATTTTGTTGAATGATATTTTTGTTTTTCATAATAAATGTTCTATCAATGTAACGATTTTTAATAAAACCTTCTCTTAACGGTCTCTTTATTACTTCTTGAATACCATTTGCAAAAGTAACACTTGTATCTGGAACAGGTATTATATAATCTATTTCATTACAATTCCAAACTTCTTTCATTTTTTGACCCAAAATATTTCCAATTAATATTCGGGCCTCGTTCACATTTATTTTATCAATCACAGAATCAGGCCTGGCAAAATATAAATATTCAAATAAACAAGGTTGTAATAATGAATCTTTATAGTAATGATATATAGGTTCGGTTTGATTATCTTTAAATACAATTGTTTCTCCTGCTTTTAAATCTCTAACAATTTCATAATCTAATAAATTCAAAGCAACCGATTCACTTGAAACAATATAAGTGTTTGCTTTTTTACCAAATATTAACGGACGTATTCCAAAATTATCACGAATTGCAATCATACCATAATCCTTTATGATTATTAATAAAGAATAACTACCATGCAATATTTTTTGTAGAAAATCAGTCACTATAAAAATTTTGCTTTCTGTTATTTCATTACTCTCTTTACTTAATAATTCATATAATTTACATGAAAAAAGAGATAAAATTATTTCCGAATCTGATTGAGAATCCACTTTTATGTGGTAATTATCATAAACTATTTTTTTTATTTCTTCCGTGTTAATTATATTTCCATTGTGACACAAACTAATTCTTCTTGGAAAAACACTATAAAATGGTTGGATATTGTCACTTAATCCGTTTGTTCCATAACGAACATGACCCATGTAATTTTGACAATGTGAATTATCTTCATTCTCCTTTTGAAACGCATATTTTACTAATCCATCATATTTACGCACATTTAACTCGTTACATATTCCTACACTGTCTTGTCCTCTGTGTTGTAAGCACATTAATCCTTCAAATATTTCATAAAAAATATGTTTATTTTTTATATTACTATGAACGCCAATAATACCACACATATACTAATTAGTAATATTAAGTTTAAATAGTATATCTAAACAATTTTATAATTGGGTTATAAAATCTTTAATTTTATTTATCCAGATTTTTCCATAATCATCTTTATCTGTGTTATCATAACTTGCAAAGTGGTTTGTATCTAACTGTAAAAGTTTAATATTTTCAGAATTAAACAGCCATTTATCATGATACTCTTTGCACTTTTTCAAATAATTTAATTCAATCTTTGTTTCTCCAGTTCTATCTCTTTGTATAATTCTTTCTAAACTTACAGACGGTTCTGCATCCACATAAACAACTGCATCTACACTCATATTCTCTTTTCTGGTTCTATAGAAATATTCATAAATTTCATATTCAACATCTTCCATCTTATTTTCGTTTTTTAGCATTTTTGCAAAAACCATATTATCTGCCTCTAACGATCTTTCGCATATCACATATTTACACTTTGGATTCTGAGCGATAGCTTCTGCTAACTTTGCAGTTCTTGTCGCATATGCCATCACTTGAAACGCAAACGAATATTTTACTGGATTATCATAAAACTTTTCCAATATATTTTTGTTATTTTTATCTTTTATGGATTGCCATATATTAACAGGCTCTCTCACAAAAGCATAATTCTCCTTGTTACAACCGTTTTCTTCATTCTTTATAAAACTTTCAAAATGATTGAGAATGGTCGTCTTTCCGGAACCAATGTTTCCTTCAATTGATATAATAAATGGCATGTTAATTTCTTTCTATGATAAGTATTACTAATTTGAAATCAATTTTTTATACAGCTATTAATAATATTATATGTTAATATATTATATGAAACCTGAATATATAATATATTTGTTTATTGTTTTAACCACACTTGCAATATTCTATTATTATTTCAACAAAAAAACACAAGAAGGTGTAGCAAATATTGTAAATATTAAAACAGAACAAAACAGAACAAGACGAATCCCTTTAAATATTTATCAAACTTGGAAAACACTTAAATTACCACCAAAAATGAAAAAATGTGTAGATTATGTAAGGCATCAAAACCCAGAATTTAAACATTATTTATACGACGATGAAATGTGTGCAACTTTTATTAAGAATCATTTTTCAAAAGAAGTATTCAACACTTATAACAAACTTAAACCAGGTGCATATAAAGCAGATTTATGGAGATATTGTGTTTTGTATATTAACGGTGGCATATATATGGATATTAAATTTCAAAATATTCCCGGTTTTAAATTAATTGGAATTACAGAAAAAGAACATTATGTTAAGGACCTAATGGAAAGTGGTGGTGGAATTTACAACGCATTTATTGTTAGTTATCCAAATAATCCCTCTTTATTGGAAGCCATTAAACAAATTGTAAAAAATACTGAAAATAATTATTATGGAGAAGGTCCATTGAGTCCAACTGGACCAGTATTACTTAAAAAAATGTTTACATCTGAGCAAGTAGAAAATATGGAAATGACAATTGGAGATTACAATGGTGATTTATCCATATTTTACAAAAATGTCCCTATTTTAACCTGTTATAAAGGTTATAGAGATGAACAACTCAAAACTAAAAATTACAAACCCTATTCTTATTTATGGGAGACCCGAGATATCTATTTTAAGTAATCTTTATTATATTCTCTTTTCTTCTGTAACTTCCATTTCATGTTTGATTTTATATAATTAAAAATACTCATTATATATAATGCCCGTCCTAATAGGTCTTTTTATTTTGACAACCTTATTTCTTTTTTTCTATCAGTTTTATTTTTGGGATTTAGAGAACCTTGAAAAAAAATATGCAAAAATACCTAAAATAATCATACAAACTTGGAAAACCGATGATATACCATTGCAATATAAACCCCTTGTACAATCCGTAAAAGATTATAACCCAGAATATACTTATCTTTTCTTTACTGACAAGGACATTGATGATTTTTTTAAAAAACATTATTTACATTATTACAACACCTATCAAAATTTACCGATAAAGATACAAAAAATAGACTTTTTTAGATATGTCGCAATATATCATTATGGGGGTATCTATTTGGACTTAGATATGGAAATTTTAGAGAACTTTGACGATTTATTAGTACATGACATTGTTTTTCCCGTAGATGATTACATTTCACAAAATATGAAATACAATAAGCGAAATAATCAACGATACAAGTACTTTTTAAACAACAATCAATCTTTTCTTCTTGGACAATACGCGTTTGCATCTACACCAAAACACCCTTTCATGAAAAAAATTATAAACAATATTCATAATAATCTTCAAAAAATTATTAAAAATGTTAACCAAAATGATAATAATTATGTGTATACAACCACTGGACCCGATTATATTACCAAATTATATATGTCAGAATTGACAAAATCCAATATTGAAATCCTTCACTGTAACAAACGCCAATGCTTCGGTACATTTGGAAAACACAAGTTCTTCGGATCATGGAAATAATTACAATAATTTATTGAAAAATCTACTATTTGATTTGTATTTTAAAATGTCCAATGTCTTTTCGTTTGTTGGAAACTCTTTGTCCCCGTATATGTCTTGCAAACATAACCATTCAAATAAACCGCCCGAATACACAAATATTTTTGTAAATCCATGTGCCGCAATTTGACTGTATTTCTTATCTACACTCTCATCATTGCTATTTTTACCATAAATAATAATATTTTTATCATAAAAATTGTGTTCATTAATTAAATTGTTTATGTGACTCTCTTCTTCAAAACATGAAACTGTATTTTGAATCAAACATTGCTGTTCATTAAAATGCAACGTATTTATTATCATAAACGAATGCGGTACTTTTATTGCGTATTGAACATCCTCAAAAGAAACTCTTTGTATAGGCTTTTTAAAAAATGATAACATGTTATAATTATAATCGTTTTTACATTATATTCTTTTTTATTTGAAAATATAATTTAAAAAATTGAATCTTTTACATATACAAAAGAACAGTAAAAAATGGATTTAGAACAAAATAAACTTTCAAAATCGGAATGGGAAACCATTGAAAAACCCGTTTCTCAAGAAGAAAAACAAATTTTAGAACTCATTATAAATGGGTATTCTGACACTAACATACGAATAAATGCCACCAAAACATTTTTATCTTTCAGTAAAATAGAAAAATCAGAAGAACTTGAGTATTTTGCTTACAAGAAATATTTTTCGGATTCTATTCAAAAATATGTTAACAAATATGGATTAGATACGCCCCTTTCTAAAATGAATGATCTGAATATTATGGGAGGCTCTTCTCTAAAACAACTCAAAAGTAGCGACTCTATACGCATTCAAAATGTTGAAGTTTCCATACGAGACAACAAACAACATATTTTTGAGTTTATATTGATTGATCTCTTTGGACATTTGTTAAAAAATTTTTATAAAAAAAAAAGCAAATACATTTATTATTATTACACCTTACTACAATTTGATCATTTTAACATCACAAATATTAATACTTTTGTTTTAACTTATATTAAAAAACTATTACAATATATTGATAATACCATTTCCAAAAAAGATATCTTATACAAATCATATGATATTATTGAAAAAAACGATTATATAATTAAATATTCAGACCTATCGTTATACCCCCACCAAAAAGAAATATTTGAAATGTTTAATTCCATTCGTAATGATATTACACATAACTGTGAAATTACAAAAAATATTCACGAAACCATTTTGAATTCTTTGATGGAAAATACGGGTGCATCTATAGCAGATTGTGAGAAAGCATTGATAGAAAGTGGTGGTAAACAAGAAGACGCCGAAGAATGGCTACATGAAAAAGAACTCACTAACCTCAACAAGTCTAATGGTAGTATCAACACCAACAATGAAGTTGACAAATTGAAAAATTCTCTCATATCAATTCGTCCTCAATTGATACTATATACAGCTCCCACGGGTACTGGAAAAACATTGACTCCAATTGGTTTGTCTGAGAGTTTTCGTGTTATATTTGTTTGTGTAGCAAGACATATTGGAATGGCGCTTGCAAAATCCGCCATTTCCGTTGATAAAAAAATTGCATTTGCGTTTGGTTGTCAAACTGCAAGTGATATACGATTACATTATTATTCTGCAGTTGAATATACCAAAAATAAACGGTCCGGTGGTATTGGAAAAGTAGATAATAGTGTCGGCACAAATGTAGATATTATTATTTGTGATGTACAATCTTATTTAACAAGTATGTATTACATGTTAGCATTTAACGATGAACAAAATATAATCACATATTGGGATGAACCTACAATTACTTTAGATTATGAGCATCATGAACTCCATGATACCATTCACAGAAATTGGAAAGAAAATAAAATCTCTAAAATGATATTGTCTTGTGCCACACTGCCAACCCAAAGTGAATTAAAACCAGTGTTTGATGATTTTACTACGAAATTCAACAATGCCGAATTAAAAACAATTACCAGTTATGATTGTAAAAAATCTATACCTTTGTTGGATAAAAGTGGATTCTCAATACTACCTCATTATGTATACAAAAATTATGATGAAATGATTGAGAGTGTTAAGTATATTTATAAAAATAAAACTTTACTACGTTATTTTGATTTAAATGAAATTATTGAGTTTATAAAGATAGTAAATAAAGACAATGAAATAGAAGAAGAAATAGACATTTATTTTCAAAACAAAACAGATATTAATATGAATTCTATTAAGGCATTTTATTTGGAATTGTTATTAAGTATAGATGATGAAGATTATGAAACTATTTACAAATATTTCCAAGAAAACAGAAAAAGTAAATTTGAAAACAATGAAATATGCCGTACATCCAGTTTAATGAATGAAGCTCCAAAAAACACTGAGTTTAAAAGAACACAAAGTATATTTTCCAAACATATCCGAAAAGTATCTATTAATACAGGTGGATTATTGGCAACTACTTCTGATGCATACACGTTTACTGATGGCCCTACTATTTATTTGACAGACGATATTGATAAAATTGGTACGTTTTACATTCAAAAAACAAATATTGAAGAATCCGTTTTTAAAAATCTAATGAATAAAATATTTTCAAACCAAATACAATTAGATAAAATAGCTGATCTGGAGAAAAAATTAGACAGTTTGGATGTGACAAATAATAATGATGAACCTTCTAAAAAATCTTCTAAAGTGACCTTTTCGGAAAAAAGTGATCACGGAAAAATGTCTAATGAAGGAAAAGACATGATGAAAGAGATCAATCAATTGCGGAAAAAAATATATACCGTTACGTTAGACCCTATCTATATTCCAAACACAATACCTCATCAAAATATATGGAGCCCACAAGATGAAACCATTGAAAATGCATTTGTTTCTGATATTGGTGAACAAAACACGAAAAAAATTATGGGATTAAATGTCAATAATAACTATAAAGTACTTATGTTACTTGGAATCGGAACCTTTAAATATCATGAAAATAAAGAATATATGGAAATCATGAAAGATCTTGCCAATCAACAAAAACTATTTATGATTATTGCATCCACCGACTATATTTACGGAACCAATTATCAATTCTGTCATGGATTCATTGGAAAGGATTTGGAAAACACTACACAACAAAAAATATTGCAAGCCATGGGACGTATCGGTAGAAATAATATTCAACAAGATTATACCATTCGGATTAGAAGCAACGAAATGATTGATAAAATATTAAAAAAACAGGAAGAGAATTTGGAGTCTACTAACATGTGCAGATTATTCAATAGCGACTAATAACTAAAAATTGCATAAAATTGACATCTTTTTTTAATGTTTATAAATTGCATAAAACAATCTACTATAATGACTACTTATTACACTGGACCTTCCGAATATATTGATGAATTTAATATTAATGCCCCTATTGTAGATACAAGAGAGAGAGATGATATGTGTAGACTATGGGAAGAAATAGCTTACACGAAAGTGTATTTAGTGTATGGATCTTATGATCCTGAAGAAGATAAATATTATTGGTCAAGTGAAGAAGTGTATTTAACTGGATGGGAGTGGAATGAAGAAGGAAACCATCTTCATGCTATTGGAACAATGAGAAATGTAAACGATTACGATGAAGAGCAAAAAAGTCATTTAGTGTATGATATGAATTTCCGGTATGTTATTTCAGAAAAGATTCTAAAAAAAATTGTAGAAAAAGAAACCGATGTACAAGAAGAAATGATTACAAAAGAGATTGCGAATGTATTATTAAATCATAGAAGATATCCCGATGGGTTCTTTGCTCGGATCAAGGATGTAAATAATGGAGAAATACCCGGTATGTTAGATCTGGAACTTCCCGTCTTTGGTGATAGGAAATATTAATCAAAATTCAACAACAAATAAATACTGCGAATGTGCATTTGTAAATTGTATATTTTTTACTGCTATAAATAATATACATCAACCACAATGTCTTATATTGTAAGAGTATTGTTTTGAGTTACCTTTTCATAAACAATTACTTCACCTTCATAACAATAATATTTATAATAATATCCCTTGTATTTCAATAAACCATCTATCGTATCATGTAATTCGTTCATAGTGGTAACGTGATATGGTAAATCTTTTAGATATATACGTATTTCATTCAATTGTCTAAACCTATTTATTGCGCTTTGATTTAATTCATTCATTTTTTCATTTACAGAGTGTTTTATGTATTTATTATTAATAACCCATTGCAGATCATAGAGTATAAATGAGTAAATATGATGAATTATTTCATTTGGTAAAAAGTGTTTATTGCATATTTTATTAAAACAGGTAAAGTCCTTGATATAATACCATACGTTGAATTCATCCGACATATACATACTACTATATATTTACATTCTTGCGTATTTACATATAAGTAGCCATATCATCAATGTCCATTATAATGTCTTTATTTTTTATTTTCTTATGCGATATTTCAAACTTTTTGAAAATAGGGTTTTTCAATTGATTTTCTGGAGTGTGTTTATGTACACTACGTGCAATCATCTTGTATAATTTAAAGTTTGGATAACGTTCTTCTCCACTCTTCTTGTATAATATATTTTTATTGTTATCGTCTGTACACCATATTTCTACTATTTTCTGTAATTCATTAAAATACTCTGAATCTTCATCGTTATCTATGATAAAATCGTATAATGAACACCCCAGTCTACATAAATCAAAACTAAAATTAGGATCTATGCGAGGCTTTTCTGGATTGAAATATGGCTCAAAATTATATTGTGAAGTCGCATCACCTTCTGGAGAAAAACTATCACTGCAAAATAAACGATTTTGAAAACGAAAAATACTTCTTCCAAAATCTATAATCTTGTAAATTTTTCCATATGTCGGAATCTTATAACACGTCTTGTTGTATTTATAATATAAATAGGGCTGTTCTGTTTCAACATACATTACATTATTTGTATGTAAATCATTGTGTGTAAAATTAAACATTTTTTGATAACAGAGTAACGTCATAATTATTTGAAACAATGCACAAATACCTTCACTGCTTGTCATTTGTTCATTTTCAAACAGTTGATCAAGAGTACCATCGCACTTTTCAATACAAATTGCTTGCACTGGAAAGTGGTTTACGAATGCGATTTTGTCTTCGTTAAAATCACTGTCTATTTCGTCATCGCTTTCTGTATCTGTATTGTCGTGATTACTTTCTTCTTCACGGTCTTCTTCGTTTGAATCAGTTGAATTGGACACTTCACTATCATCATCTGTTTCTGTAGTTGATTTTGACGTGTTTTGAATATTATTGTTTTCATAGATTAAATCACTTGCAAATTCATTACTGATATCTATAGGAGAAGTAAAAACCATTTCTGGCAAACACGAAAAAGATATGTTTTTGTTATTTATAGAGCTAATTTTAATTTTCTTTTTATTTGCTCTTGAACCGAAATTATGAAAATCCATTTCATCATCAGATACAAAATGGAGCACGTTTAAATTTGTGTTGAAATAGTCGGAAGAATATAAATATTCAAGATCATCAGAAATGTCACATTTAAATTTCTCTTGAAAAGCTAAAAAAGATCCATAATAATCGGTTGCATGAATAAATTGATAATGATTCAATAATTGACTTGTCAAATAATAAAAAAAATTATCAATGTATGAAGCGTTGTTTGGTTCTATTATTTTTTTATAGATCTCTTCTGGATTGTTTTGAAACTCCGGTAACTGTATCTTAAGATCTTTGTATTTACCAGACATGCATTTTATAGGATCTATTAAAGGTGAAAACTTTACAAAAAAGTTTTTTTTCTCAACAGTATTAGAAACCGTATCAAAAAGAATATTATTGGAAACAAATTGGTATCTGTGATTCAATGTTATTTTATTATAATTATTTTTGTCTAAATGAAATAATTCATCGTATAATGGATTATAATTTTGTAGATTTTCTAAAGCATATGGATGGTAGGACAATGAACGATTGAAAAATGAAAATGATAAATCATTAAAAAATCCTATATTTTTCGGTATTTTATGATAAGACAATGAAAATTTAGGCATTAGTTTATATGTCTATTATATAAAAATTATTAGTTATTTAAACTAATATCCTACACGTTCAAAAAATAGAAAACATATCCAATCATATACTATACTTATTATGACACTTGAAATGAAGAAATTTAATATGAAAGAGATCACTTTCAAACCGGATGAAAATAAGGGACCGGTGATTGTTATGATCGGAAGACGTGATACTGGAAAATCATTTTTAGTTCGTGATTTATTATATTATCACCAAGATATACCCATTGGAACGGTTATTTCTGGTACTGAAGCCGGTAACGGATTTTATTCTAAACATATACCTAAATTATTCATACACGAAGAATACAATACCATTCTAATAGAAAATATTCTGCGGAGACAAAAAACAGTTTTAAAACAAATTAATAAAGAATTAGGAACATATAAAAGATCCACTATAGATCCCAGAGCTTTTGTTATTTTAGATGATTGCTTATACGATCAATCTTGGACAAGAGACAAAATGATGCGATTGTTGTTTATGAATGGAAGGCATTGGAAAATAATGCTTGTTATCACCATGCAATATCCACTCGGTATTCCACCTAACCTTAGAACAAACATTGATTATGTATTTATTTTAAGAGAACCCTATTTAACAAATCGTAAAAGAATATGGGAAAACTATGCAAGTATGTTTCCAACATTAGAAGCATTTTGTGCCGTTATGGACCAAACAACTGAAAACTATGAATGTTTAGTCATAAACAACAATGCAAAATCTAATAAATTAAATGATCAAATATTTTGGTATAAAGCTGAAAAACATCCTGATTTTAAATTAGGTTCAAAAGAATTCTGGGATATTTCAAAAAATTTAGGTTCTGATGATGAAGACGAAATGTATGATCCAAACAAATCTAAAAAGAAAAGTGCTCCATCTATAAATGTAAAAAAGACAAAATGGTAATATATTATGTACATCTATTATATAATATATATGAAAGGATTCTATTTCGGATTTATTGATAATTTTATTGTTGCCATCTCAGCAGTTACCGGCATTCATATTGATAACTATTTTCAAGGCATCGGTGTAAATGGTGCTCTTTATGGAGCTCTATTAGGACATACTATTAGCGATTTAGTCGCTGGATACCTTGATTTCGGTCTTGAAATCGCATTAAACATGGCACTCGGTTGCCTTACCGTGTTCCTACTCGTATTTATTTATTTTAATGTATATGACAATATTACCAAAAAATAACTCACTCACTTCTTACTACAAATCTCTTTTAAACACTTTTTCCCTTTTAAATTACAATGACACCAATTTCTTGTTTCTTTCATTTTTTTTGATGTCCAACTTGGATTACAACCAGTTGCACATTTCCTCTTTGGAACCGTTTCACAACTTTTATAACACGTTGGATTGTTTTCTTCCGCATCTTTATCACTTATAATTGGCACGGTAGACACAACACTACGACTGTTTATTCTTTCATTAGGTTCTTTGTATTCTAAATGCAAGAAATCAAAAATATCTTTTTCCGTTGTAAACTTTTTTTTGATCTTATTTCCCTTTTCTCCGAATTTCGGTTTTTTATAAAATCCATGTTCATTTAAAGAAACATGCATATTTAACGCATAATTCCGTATTGCCATATTAAAATCTTTACTTCCTGTGAAATATAAAACGCTAAACGGATACTCTTCATGAGAACAGAATAAAAAATCCACTCTACGTGCGGTATCACTCTTTGGCAATTTTGCAATCACTAAACATTTGACATTTCCACGTGACAAAAATTCCAAAATAATGTCCTTTGTATCCAATGCATCTATAAAACGTGTAAATACCTCTGGATTCTTAGAACTTATGATTACATCCACATCTCCTGAAGTTTTCGCTCCCCTTCTATAACTTCCCACAATCTCATACTTACTATCCTTCTCCTTTACTTTATTAAATTCTCTATCAAATATCTTCTTAAAACCATCTATTTCTTCTCTTGGAATTCGTTTTAATATATCCTCATAGTAATGCAACCCCTTCTTCTGCGAAGACGTTAACAGATCTTCGTTTTCTCTTAACTCTTCAATGTTTTTTATACCTTTTTTTACTAATTCACTTGCTTTCTTAGGACCAATCCCATGTACATTTAATAACCACTGCATATCATCTTCTGATTTCATTTTATTTTTTAATGAATAATTGGTTTTAGTTTTTAACTTCTTTTTCGTTTTCTTTTTTGTTTCTTTTTTTTTATTTTTATCAATCATTTTTTGTAAATCTATAATTTCATCTTCTGAAATTGTATCCATCATATCCATATAAATTAGTACTTTATATAATAATTTAATAATATTCTAATTATTATTAAATTAAAACTCCGGTTCTCCAGTAAAAACCTCGGTTTGTTTTAAATCATTGTTTTTTGTATTTGTAATTACATCCATAAAATTATTGATAGATCCATTAAAACTAAAAAATACAAATAAACAAATAAAACCCGATATAAACACATACACCGTGTCACGTATTACGTTCTTTAATGGCTTAAATTCTTTATCAATGTATTTCATTTCTAAAATTTTTATGATAAAATAAACCAACGATATAAATCCTGCTATCAGCAACAACTTTTCCATATAAAATAATTTATATATTTTATATGAAAATGCAAACGAATTCCCTAAAGTGGCGGTAATTCATCAAAATCATTTAATAAAATATCATCCGCCGAAATTTTAGGTACTTTCTCATCCAACACGTCAAAGCCACTTAAATCTATTTGCTCCGTTGAAATTTTTATTCTTTCTTCTTCATCATCCTCCTCTTCCTGTTCTTCTTCTAATCTACGCTGCAAATTACGTGTAACACTAATGTCTTCTAACCTTTCAATCGTCTTTGGAGCTTCCACTTCTCTCACTTCATCATCTTTTTCCAAAACACTGTCTACATCATTAAATGACAACTTTGTAACAACCTCTTCATTATCCGTATTTTGGATCGTAGGAACCACCTCCGGAATCACTTCTTCCTCCTTTTTCTCTTCTTCTGGCTTTTCCTTTTCCTTTTCCTTTTCTTTCTCCTTCTCTTTTTCCGCATCTTCATCTTCCACATCCTCAATAAACACTTGCTCATCATGCTCTACACTCTCTTCCATATATGCCCTTATTATGGATTCTGTCGGAACACTCTCACGAATCGCCATCATTATACTTTCTTGCACAATCTTCTCCAATTCACGATTATTCATTTGTGTCTGCAAAGGCGAAATATTTCTTTCAAATAAATACACATTTGAATACAACTTACGTGCAACATGAATATACACTTTGTGAATAAAAGAATCTAATTTCGGAATTGAAATATCAATCTTCTTCTGTTTGTTTCCAACTCTTATACACGTTAATACCTTTAATTGAATTATATGCACACAAGTAATTAAATCCTCCAAATAATCACAACCACTTCTTTCAATTATTCTATTTTTCTCTTCTTCAATGATTGTATTATTCCATTTCGGTATTCGGGACAATAGGTTTTGAAATGTCATCAAATATTTATTTATTTCATCATTGTCTGAACATATTTTCCACGATTCGTTAAATATTGATTTCATCCCTTCCGTCACCAACGGAGTAAATATTGAAACCAACCGTGAACACCATTCGTTTCTGGATTCATGAAGATTTGATATTACAAAATCGTCCATATATAATTATTCAATCACATGACTTTAAGTATTTTCTTATTCAAAACATATCTCTTTTTCTTTTCTTAAAAACAAATAATCCAAAATAGTAAACATCAACAAAGGTTCTGAACGATACTCTATTTTTATTTTCTCATAATAAAACTTGATTGATTTCTTTATTTCTTCATCCACATTCTTCTGGTTCTCCAACCAGTTCATAATATCTAAACATGAAAACGATTTATCATACAGCTCTCCTACCAAATTCAACAAATCTTCGTGGTTTATACTTTCTATATCCATTTCACCAACCTTTAAAGACAACCATGTATCCGATTTATTGTTTACACTTATATCATAATTTTCTTTACTGTATTTCTGGTGCAGATTTATAATTTCACTATTGTAACTATACTCCGGAACATAAATCTCACAAAATCGTGACAATATTGGAACCAATAACTTATCCTTGTTTTCCACTATAATAAAAAAACGCGTATTTTTACTAAACTGCTCTATACAACGCCTTAATGCCGATTGTGCATCTGTTGTCAAAAAATCAGCGTTTATTAACACAATCGTTTTAAAGTTCTCCCCACTCTTTGATTGAATGTTTACCTTTGCAAAAAATTTTAAATCTTCTCTTATGAATTTTATTCCTTTTCCATGACTACAGTTTACTATCATTACATTTTGTTTTATTTTATATTTATCTTGATCGTATATTTTATTTATAAAATAATTCACGATTGTACGCTTTCCGCTTCCCGAACTACCATGAAACAGCAAATTAGGTACTTTTTCGCTTTTTAAAAAATGATCCAATTTTTTATAGATATTTCTATGAATATTCATATCTATGTTTTTCTCATTACTATCAAAATATCTGTGGGTAAAATAATTTTCATTCATAAGTATATTTATTTGAATTATTTATATCTTTTCCCATTTTACACTTTTTTTATGTTTTTTATTTCTTTTGTAAATAAGTATCTTTCGTGATACATTGTTTTTCTTGTTACATTACATTTTAAACAACTTATTACTACATTGTCATTATTATGCCCAAACTCGTTTTCTAACCTTTCCAAAGACCATTGTGTATTGTCACGAACAGTCTCGTACAAAATATTTGTTTGCATTTTACAATAATAACATTTCAATTCACATGCACACATTTTTTCAATGATATTTGTGAAGTTCACAAATTTGTCTGGATCAAATAATTTCTTTAGTTTATCTTGACTCTTATATCCACTTATTTTTTTATTAATTTCTTTTGTTATTACTTCTGTTTCTTTTCCATGATTATTATTTAAAATATCAAACACGTACTTTAACTGGTTCGTCTTTTCATATTTATTCTCAAAATCTATCCAAGAAATACTATTGGTAACCACTCTTTTCTTTGGTTGTTTCTCTTTGTCCATTTCTGGCTCAAACTTGATGTTTATTTTCTTAATATTTGACATGTTCTCTATTATGAATTAATTTTAGATTATTTATTTTCAAATATCTTTGTCATTGAGTTACACCCCTTATCAAACACTGCACTATATTTCACTTCAAATGGCATTGTATTTGTTTCTGTTTCATATAAAAACTCCCATGTTAGGGTTGCTTCGTTTGCATTTTCATACAAACAATTGTATATTTCAGATTCAAATTCAGAATACGTTCCCCGGTTCATAGACGCGTTTTGTGGAAAAATGTTTAATGGTAAATTACCATAACCACCCAGTCTATTTGCTAAAATATGACCCGCATCACAGTTTTGTTTGTTATCATCTTCTAATAATCTTGCATATTTTTGTGTACAACTGGTTGTTTCCGTGCCTTCATTCAATGAGCCTTTTTTAATATTACCTTCTGCCGAAACAACCACTTCATAATCTCCATGCAAAGAATACACATACGTCATTTCTGCATATCCATCCCCCATGATCACACTATTTTCACCTTCCACTGGGCAACTCACTGTTGTACACACACAATAATTGCTTTCTAAAAAAGGAAACATAGATACCAGAACAACGATTAATAAATACATTATAAAATAAACTTATAAAATATTTATATTAAAATAGTATATAATGGAGAACAATTATTTAAAAGATCAAATAATCACTTATATGGGCAATAAAAGAAAACTTTTAGATATTATAGAAGATTCAATTGATCAAATTATACCCAAAATAAACAAGAAAACATTGTCATTTGGAGACGGGTTCTCCGGATCGGGAATTGTAAGTCGTTTATTAAAAAAGAAATGCAACAAACTTTTTGTAAATGATCTTGCTGGCTATAGTCATACCATTAATCAATGTTATTTATCAAATCCAAATCAACAAACACAAAATAAAATAAAACAATACATTGATATTGTAAATGAGTTATCAAATCATTATGAAGAAATAGAGAACCCGTTCATTTCTTTGCATTGGTCACCCCAAAATAAGGACATTTTGAAACAAGACCGCGCATACTTCACTTATGAAAACGGTAAACGAATAGACAAAATCCGAAATTATATTGAAACCATACCCAAAAAGTATATTCCGTATCTTCTTGCACCTCTTTTGGTAGAATGTTCTATTCATAATAACACAAATGGACAGTTTTCCGCTTTTTACAAGGACGAAAATGGAAAAGGGAAGTATGGAGGAAAAAATGAAATAGATATTAAACGAATTACAAAACCGATCCAAATTCCATACCCTATTTTTCATATTAATGACTGTAAAATACAATGTTCTCAAAATGATACAAATGAATGGGCAAAAAGTTTTCAAAATAGAGAACCTTTAGATATTGTGTACTATGATCCCCCTTATAATAAACATCCTTACAATATCTATTATTTCTTGTTAGATATCATTAACGATTGGGATACTTCTATTGAAATCCCAGATTCTAATCGCGGTCAACCGTTGAATTGGAGAACCTCTGACTATAATAGCTCAAAAAACGCCAAAAAAGCAATGATTGATTTGTTAAAAAATACAAACGCAAGATATATTTTGTTGTCTTATAATGACGGTGGAATTATTCCTATACACGAATTAGACAAATTATTAAAAGAAAGTGAACAAGAAGTAACCAAAATACCTATTGATCATAAAACATATAACAAACTAAAAGGAATCAGCAACTACAAAAGAGAAAAAGAATATAAGAAAGTGAAAGAATTTTTATATATTTTAAAACATATTTAGCGGTTGTATTTTTCATTCACAATATTTGTATATATCAATATAAGAAATACCAACATAAATACATTTCGTGCTAATGACGATATGTTTTCTAAATTGAAATATCGTGGACCATTCACTTGTTCAGATGTTACATCAATCATTTGCGGAGAAAATATTTTCATCATTTTCTGTTTGGATTCATTAGATAACATATGTATTTCAGTAATTGGAGCACGACAAATAAAACATACGGGTATATGATTACGGTTAAACGTTCGTATCAAGAATGTACTACAACAATCTACACATGAATTATGATTACAGCTAAAAATAACGTTTTTCGGGTTATCTATAAAAGAATAGCATATTGGACAATCTTCATATAAATATTTTATTTCTTGGTTACTAAATGTTACATATTTCTTATATTCACCAGCATTCATTATTAAATATATACATATATATTTTAGTTTGTATATAAACAAATTATTATATATATATAAACAAATGAAATCTGAACAATATAACATTATCTGGGCATCCTCTTGGATTGCTTTATTTCCAACTATTGAAGCCATAAAAAGAAAACAATATGATATGGCATTCGGAACCGGTCTTGTGTTTCTTACGTCTATTAACTATTGGAAAAACCCCATTGACTCTTGGAGAAAAGACTTAGATATATTTTGTGTTCGTTCGGTTGCTTTGTACCAAATATATAAATCTTTAATTACCGGAAAATACAATTATTTATTTTTTACCGTTTCGGGAGTAATGAGTTATTATATTGGACTTGAATATTATAAGAATAATCAAACATGGATATATACTTACTGCCATTTTGGGTTACATATATTGGCAAACATGGGAAATTTTTATATATTGGATAATGATTTAAAAACAAAACTATAAATAATATATGCTATATTTGTTTATTTTATTTTCTGTTGCCAATGCATATTACCTTTCACAAATACAAAAAACATATGTGAAAAATATTCTTCAAGATAAAACCATAGATGATTCTATAAAAGAAAAGACAAAACGTATTTTGGTGAGTAAGTATTCTTGGTGGGCAATAAATCAAGCAAAATCTTTTCAACGTAAATATAAGATAAAGTCTAATTACGTAAGAAGTTCAGAATTGATAGGATCTTCTTTACATGGACTGGTTAAATCAATGAAAAAATACGACGGCAGTGTAGAAGTACCGTATTATAGTTGTTTCTACATAAAAAAAGAACTATTCCGTTGTTTGACACAGCGTCAACCATTTGGAAGATTTACTCATTATGAAATGATGCATTTAAAATTAAAACCAATGGAAAACACACGAGTAGAGGCGATGTCAGACAATAGATTATATGTAGAAGAGACGAAACATTTTCATTATAATAAAGAAAATGAAATAGAGGAGTATTTGAACGAAATATTAGGTGTGTTGGATCCTATGGACAAACGTATTTTTTTGTATAGATTTGATATTCATACTCTTGAAAAAAGATATCCTTTACGAAAAATAGCATTACTCATGGGATTGTCTTATGAATCTATTAAGATCAGTTTGAATAGATCAAGAAATATTATAAAATCACAAATAATAATCCAAAAACAATAGTCCTGCACTGATAGACAAATTTCCTAGAAATGGGTTCATTTGGTCTTTATACAACGGGTTATGCACAAAAATTAATGTACATAGTAAGAAAAATAATAATAAATAGAGAGCTATTTTAGCGGCGTCTTGTATAGTGTTTGTAAATAATGAATACAGTATCACCAATGGAGCTACAAATTCAATTAAACTTGCAACAATAATTACTAAATAATTAAAAGAAAAGGGTAAATATTGAAAAGGAGGTAAAGTAGACAGGAAATTTGTACTGTCTTTTAATGTCAAGAGGTGTCGTAATCCACCAACAATAAATAATAATGTCAAAAGAAAAGTTAAAAACAATAAAATATTTTTTTGCATATATAGTGTAAAAATATATTATTTAAAAATAATATGTTTTCTAATTGTATAATGAATGTTTATTACACAACGGTAGCAACCAAGAACCATCCCATTTTACAAAACATAATTAAGAAAATAAACAAAAACAAAGAAAAAATGTATATCTTAGGATTACAAGAAAACAGATACATTGGTTGGAACGCAAAAGGAAATTTTGGGGTAAAATTAAAAGAAGTTCATCAATTCATTTTTCAAGAAAACATGAAACCAAATGATATTGTAATTTTTACAGATGCATTTGATGTAATTTACAGTGGAACTCTTAGAGATATTTCGGAACGCTTTTTACAAATGAATTCTCCTTTGGTGTTTGGCTGTGAAACAACATGCAACCCTGACCCGGAAAGACATGTACAATATAAGAAAAAAGACGTAGAATTTCCATATTTAAATAGTGGGATGTTTATTGGACACATATGGGCACTCCGCGAGTGTATGCAAAACTATACATACAACGATTCTCATGATGACCAGCGGTTTTGGACAACGCAGTTTTTTGAAAAACCACACCTGTTCAAATTAGATTACGAAAATGAGTTGTTTTTAAACACATACGGCGTTGATCTAAACAATATTATTTGGTTAAACGAAACCTGTACATACAAAGGAAAAACTCCCACATTTATTCATGTAAATGGACCAAACAAAAACGATTTACAAAAGTTCTTATAATTAATATATTAAAAAAGAGAATAAACATATTTTATTAATTAATATATAAAGATTATTTTATAAAAATGAGTTTGGAAAATAAAATAACTAAAGTGGATGTTGAAGATTTAAACGTGTTTTTAGAGCAAGAAAAGCAAAGAAATAAAGGTGAGGTATGGATTAAGTTGAATAAAACAGTCAGGATTCAGAAATTATACGATTATGCGGATAAGTATGGTAAAGAACAAAATATGTCTTCAAAAGATATCCGGTTACTGAAAAACTTTTTTAAATTGTGTTTGGATAAAAATAAGTTGAACCGGGCGAAAGATGTCGTATATAATAAAGAGGAACGTACAATTATATCTATTCCCGCTCTTCATTTTAATCCAATTACAAGAAATTTTACATTACGTATTATGGATACAAAAAGAGTATCTACATTGAAGTCATTAACACCAAAAAAGAATGATAAAAAGAATGAAGAAAAAGAAAAAGAAAAAGAAAAAGAAAAAGAAAAAGAAAAACTATAATGATATTCTTACAACCAAATTATATGTAAGGATAGTTTAGTATGAATATTTTTTCTTCATTAATACAATTTATTATGATGACAACACAAAGCAATAAAATAGATGAATCACATGGTATTATGCATAGTTTTAATACGTTACATTATGCTCATAATATTTATCAAGCCGAGCATTTAACGTATCCAGAAATAATTCCTCATGAAAGAATTATTTATATTTCATCGGCGGTTCATGATATGTGTGATAAGAAATATATGAATGAAGAAGAAAGTGCGATAAAGATTGATGAATTTTTAAATCCAGAAATGACTAAAAATGAAATCACTGCAGTTCATGATATTATTACGAAAATGTCATATTCAAAAGTGATAAAAAATGGATTCCCTGATCTTGGTAAATACCAACGTGCGTATCATGTTGTCAGAGAAGCTGACCTTTTATGTGCTTATGATTTTGATAGGGCAATGATATATCATTTGTATAATAAAAAAAACGACGTGGAAGGAGCGTATGACGAAAGTGTTGATTTGTTTCATAAACGGATGTTCAATCATGAAAAAGATAATTTATTTACTTATAATTATTCAAAGCAACAAGCAGCGTTACTCAAACAACAATCGGTATTAAGAATGAAACACTGGAAACAAATAATAAGATCATTTAAGTGAAACGAATTAGATATATAACGTAAGTTATATATATAAAATTATTTTTTAAATACTTATTAATGGAGATTAACGAAGATGATTGGATAGAAATATATACTACAATTCATGAAATTGTACATTCTATTATAAATGAGAATTTAATTCTTTGTTCTAACCCGAAAATAGAACAATTTGTATGTAACGATACTTTTGAAACGTTTAAAAATACGTGTACATCTTATTTACATGAAGATTCTGATATTTACGATGATATTTATGATTTAGTTGAACAAATCGTTGATTTAGAATTAAACAATTTAGATATGCCGAAACGTTCTTTAACCATGACGTTGGAGACGATTGAAGATTTTAATGATGAAACAAAAGACGAAATTAGAAATAAATTAGAAATATTAAAGAATATCCCTCAACCGCAACAGAAATCATTGGATTGGTATCATTTTAGATACAATTTGATTAGTGCAAGTAATTTATGGAAAATATTTGGCACAGAATCGCAAAAAAACAGTTTAATATATGAAAAATGCAAACCACTGGATTTATCCAGATGCGAAATTCAAAACTATTCTTCTTCAGGACCTATGCACTGGGGGGTTAAATACGAGCCTGTTACGATTTTGATATATGAAGATATGTATAAAACAAAAGTAGAAGAGTTTGGTTGTATACAACACCCGGAATATAATTTTATTGGAGCCTCTCCAGATGGAATCAACATAGACGAAACAAACAACAAATTTGGTAAAATGTTAGAAATTAAAAACATTGTCAATCGTGAAATAACGGGTATTCCCAAAACTGAATATTGGATACAAACACAAATTCAAATGGAAACCTGTGATTTAAATGAATGTGATTTTGTTGAAACGCGGTTTAAAGAAATAGAGAAAGAAGACGAATTTTATAATCTTTCCACGAAACATGATTACAAAGGTGTTATTTTGCATTTTATTGAAAAACCCCTTTTTCAAAACAATGATGCCGATTTCTTTCATTATAAACCATGTGCTCCGAGTTATATTTATAAACCTTTAGAAATAGAAAATAATCAGAACGAAATAGAGAAATGGATTGATGAAACAAAACAATCCATGGCTTTAAAAAACATGGCATGGTTTAATACAATATATTGGTATTTAGAAGAATTTTCATGTGTTGTCATACAAAGAAATAAACGTTGGTTTAAAGATGTTGTACCAATCATTAAAGACTTTTGGGACACCATTGTGCACGAAAGAAAAAACGGATATGAACATCGCGCCAGTAAAAGTAGAAAACAATATCAAGTTTCTTTAAACAATGACTCCACCGTATACCATACAAATATTAAAAAAAAAGACACGTTTTGTCTAATACGTCTTGATGAAAGTGGAAATATTATTTAATTTCCTATGTTACTAATTCTTCATTATGAAACAATATAAAATAATCTCTTCTTTATTTTATATCATGAGTTCTTTTGATAATGATGAAGTTGAAATGTATGTTACAAAAAGAAATGGACAGCAAGAAGTCGTCTCGTTTGATAAAATCTTAAAACGTATAAAAAGAATCGGTGCAGAAGCAAATATTAAAATTAACTATACTTCATTGGTAATGAAAGTGATTGATCAATTATATCCTGGTATCTCTACTACACAAATTGATGAATTGTCAGCAGAACAGTGTGCATCATTGTCTTCTACCCATTACGATTATAATGTTTTGGCAGGGCGTATTGTTGTCTCGAACCATCAAAAAAACACAAAAAACTCTTTTTATTCGGTTATGAATGATTTATACCAATACGCAGATAAACATGGAAAACATTCTCCGCTCATCTCTTCTGAATTAATGACATCTGCATACAAATATAGTGATGAGATTGAAGAAATCATTGATTATGATCGTGATTATTATATTGAATATTTTGGTTTTAAAACGCTTGAAAGAGCCTATTTAATGAAAATAAATAAACAAACTGTGGAAAGACCTCAACATATGTGGATGAGGGTCAGTATGGCTATTCACGGTAGTAATATTAGAAAGATAAAAGAAACCTATGATTTAATGTCTAACAAATATTTTACTCATGCAACGCCTACGCTGTTTAATGCAGGAACTCCGCATCCTCAATTATCTTCGTGTTATTTGTTAGGAATGGAAGATGATAGTATTTCTGGAATTTATAATACATTGAAAGATTGTGCATTGATTTCTAAATGGGCTGGAGGAATTGGGCTGCATATTCATAATATACGTGCTTCTGGTAGTCATATTCGTGGAACCAACGGCTCTTCTAATGGTATAGTTCCTATGTTAAAAGTCTTTAATAATACTGCTAAATATGTAGATCAAGGCGGTGGTAAACGCAATGGTAGTTTTGCAATTTATTTGGAACCCTGGCATGCAGATGTTGAGATCTTCTTGCAAATGAGAAAGAATCACGGCGATGAAGAATTAAAGGCGCGCGATTTATTTTATGCATTATGGGTCCCTGATTTATTTATGAAACGAATGAAAAACGACGGAGATTGGACTCTTATGTGTCCAGACGAATGTCCGGGGTTGTCAGACGTATACGACGATGCATTTGTGGAATTATACGAAAAATACGAAAAAGAAGGTAAAGGGCGAAAAACAATGAAAGCGCGCGATCTATGGTTTCAAGTATTAGATGCACAAATGGAAACAGGAACTCCATATCTTGTTTATAAAGACGCTGCAAATAACAAATCCAACCAAAAGAATGTGGGCACTATTAAATCCAGTAATTTATGTTCGGAGATTATTGAATATTCTGATGATAAAGAGTCTGCAGTGTGTAATTTGGCCAGTATTGCAGTTCCGGCATTTGTAGAAGAGAAAGACGGCGAAATTATTTATAATTATGAAAAACTACACAGTGTTGCAAAAGTCGTAACAAATAATTTAAACACTATTATTGATATTAATTATTATCCTACAGAAAAAACAAAAAGGAGTAATATGAGACATCGTCCTATTGGTATTGGTATTCAAGGTTTGGCGGATGTTTTTATTAAAATGAATATTTCGTTTGGAAGTGATAAATCTATTGAAGTCAATAAACTCATTTTTGAAACCATTTATCATGCTGCTTTAGAGAGATCTAATGAAATCGCAATTGAACGTCTCGGTGTTGTTAAAAGTAAAAGATATGATGTAATAAATGTGGATGGTTCTGTATATGATATGTTTAACGAGTTTGAGAATAATTTACGAGATAGTATGTCAGATAGAAAGCTAACAATTGGCAGTTATAGTACATTTGAAGGATCCCCGGCATCAAAAGGTATTTTTCAGTTTGATATGTGGAATACTACGCCAAGTAATATGTATGATTGGGATCTATTGAAAGAATCTGTTAAAACCTATGGTATTCGTAATTCGTTATTGTTGGCGCCTATGCCAACTGCATCCACATCACAAATTTTAGGTTACAATGAATGTATTGAACCCATCACAAGTAATATTTACAATAGACGTACAATTGCAGGGGAGTTTATTTTGGCAAATAAATATTTAATGAAAGATTTGATGGATTTAAATTTATGGAATGAGAAAATAAAAAACCATATTATTGCAAACAATGGATCTATTCAAAGCATGGATATTATTCCTCTTGAAATCAGGGAGAAATATAAAACAGTTTGGGAAATCCCTATGAAAACACTTATTGATATGGCTGCAGATCGCGGCGCCTATATTTGTCAAAGCCAGAGTTTAAATCTTTGGATTGAGGAACCGAATTATTCTACATTAACCTCTATGCATTTTTATTCCTGGTCAAAAGGTTTGAAAACGGGTATTTATTATTTGAGAAGACGTGCCAGACACCAAGCACAACAGTTCACAATTGAACCCGAAAAGCTTCAAAAAAATGATTTAGAAAACGTTGAAGACGAAATCTGTGAAATGTGTTCTGCGTAAAAAAACAATTCTACACTATATACACTTGATAATATACCCTTATATTATCAATTATCAACCACACTCTTATCATCTATATTGTGTCTCATTTTTAGATAACATCGGAGACACGCTTTTACATCTACCATTGAATTATGTAATCCAGTAATGGGTTCATTTGGAAACAATTTATAATATAATTGACTTAGTTTCGGCCATTTCTTTTTTTCTTTTTTCCCATATAACGATTCCATATAAATGTTACAAATATCGGTCCCTTTTTTCATTGTACAGAATCTATCTATTCCGTGCACCTTTTCGTACATACTATTGAATGTCATAAAACAATACGGTGCTTTTTCCATTAATTTCTCACGATTCCTTTCCAGTTCTATTTGGATCATCTTTTCATCAAAATCCATGTTATGGGCTACCAAGCCTTCACAAAACATATAGGCTTCGTAAAACTTCTCTAATATCATACAAATGTCATTTCCTTCACTATTGCATTTTTCCTTGTTAATCCCTGTTATATTGGTTACTATTTCTGGTATTTCTACATTCTCGTCAATCTTCACATAACTATCAAAACTTGTTATTATTTTTCTTTGCATTAAATCATACACCGCAAAACTTAACTGTATAATATGCGGGTACTCATTAATTGGCACTGGTGTTGTTTTTCTTTGTTTTGGTAATAAACCTGTTGTTTCTACATCAAAAACCAAGAACTTTGTTCGCAGCGGTGGCGGCGGTACGGAGTACGATAAATCAGTATACATTGTCATTTTACAAATCTTCCTTTATAGAAAACAGTTCAATTTTATACAATTTGAACGTCATATAGCTTCTCACATACACTGCGAATATAGTTGTACTTACCGTATATCCGGTCCAATGGCTCTTTCTTTATACTGTCTATCAATACATAATTGTCTAAGAATTCCGTTTTATATATTTTCTCTATATCGTATCCGACAATCGTTTTTAAAAATGTATCATGCAAAAATATTTCTATATTTTCATTTAGAAATCTTTCCCACTCTTCCACATACCCATCCCATTCGTCCGATTCTTTATTTGGTGGTTTTGAATGTAATGTATATAAATCTTGTTTGGACTTTATGAATCCAGTTACGGAATTAGAATTATCTTCTATTCTGTAATTGTAATACTTGTCTTTTATTTGCAGAAAAACAACATTATTATTTTTTCTACGTAAATATTCTGCAAATAATACATCGCAGCATTTATGGTTTATAATAGCTGGTTCCTCTTTCACTACTTTATAAAAATCATTTAAAATGTCAAAGGATACCATATATGTCCAATACTCTTGTCTTTGTTTTTTATGACTTTCTACTACGCTTTCATAGAGTCCACCTAAAATAAAATCAGAACCCTGTAAATCATCTTTTGCTTTTGTTATATATTGCGCAAAATGAAATGTTCTTTCCAACCGATAATTATCATCATCATCACAAAACAATATCCATTTATGGTTTTTTCCAAATGTGTCAAGTAAATAATTGTAATGTTTCATTTGCGAGGTTTTTTCATTTTGTATAATAATATTTAGGAAGTAACAACTTGCAACTAACGCTTTTACGGCAATTAATACATTATCAAAGACTTCTTGAGAATTTACGGATATTGATATATATACATATACCTTCATTCTTTGATTTATTAGAGAACCAATGCATTCTGTTAAATAAGGTATCCTTTCTTCATTTGAAATATGGGACGCTACAAAAATACAATAATCTTTCGGGTTTATTTCCATTAAATTGTATACCTATTAAATTTTATATTCTAATTTGTTGGAATTTAAAAAATAATCATATACTATATTATATTTATGGCAACTAATAGAGAAGATAAGTTTGCTTATGTTATACAAATGAGCAATAATTATACATTACAAAGTGAGCCATTCCTTTTAATATTAGATGAGGAATTAACTATTGCTCAAAATGAAGGTAAAATTGGAGGATCCCAACCTAACATAAAGGTAACTGAAATTGTTCAATTAAATAGTCAACAGCCAGTTTCGTTTCTTCAAGATAATGTAACTATTGGATCAGATAATAGAAGCAAATATTTAATTTACAAAGAAAATAATAATTTTGCATATTTGGTAGATAAAATAACATTAAAAAAAGGAGAAAACATTACTTTTGTTGGTGATTTATATATCAAAAATATCAGTAAATTAGTAAAAGAAGGTATTATTGATGAAAGCGATTTTAAACAAATAAAAAATGATATTCAAATTGCTATTCAAACTTTGAATCGCTTACGAGATATTGTAAACAACAAAAATGCTACGAATAAAAATGGTGATACGAATAACAATATCAACGACGAAGAAATATTTAAACAACTCATAACAAGTTTCATTAAATTAACAAACGAAACATTAAATAAAACAGAATTTAAAAAACTTATTAGTTTTACAGTGGAAGATGTTGAAAAACAACAAGTAGATAAAGAAGAACAAAAACAATCTTTGAACGAGTTAGCTGAATTTTATCAACAAAACATAAGTATTATAGAAAATACCTGGAAAAATGTAAATCTAGACCCATATGGTAGATTAACAGAACTAAAAGAGGGTGAAGGACAAACAGATTTAAAGAGTGTTTACGAATTAATAAATTTAAATGCATTTTTAGATAAAATTAATAACGAAAATGATAATAATGTAAAATTAAAGGAGTTTGCTGACTTCCTTTATCAATATAAAAAAGAAGGAAAAATATTTATAGATAGGCAAACTGATCAACAGTCAATTAATAAAACTAAGTATGAAGCAATTACATATTTTTTTAACGTAATTCAAAATCATATCAGTAGTTTTGATCAATTCATTAATTCAGGTATATTAACAAAGTTAGAAACGACAACTAATTTAAAAAAAGGAATCAACATTATGGTCCGTAACTCAATAAAAACAAATATACTTACCTTTTTAAAAATTAGAAATGACCAACATACGAATAATACATATAACAAAAGATTTAATATTAAAACATATTCGGGTAAAAGGAAAAAAAAAGAATTGTTATTGGAATATAACTCAGATGATATTTCTTATTATAAGCCAAATATGCAAGGTATTTTAGTTCCTGATGAAAGATTTACAGATAATGTGCCTATAATAGATGATGGAGATAGGATAGAATCAATAGATGGTAAATCAACAGCAATAAAAAAAGGTAACACAGATCTTACTGTCACAGAGTATGACCATAAATATCTTTTTGGAGAATTTACAGAAATATTTGGACCAGATATAAATAATACCGAAATTGCAAACAAAATGAGCATTGTGAAGAATCAATTAATAAAAGAAAGAAAACCAGTATTTATTATTGGTTATGGAGCAAGTGGCGCTGGAAAAACAAGTTCTCTGATTTATTTAAATAATCCAAAAATTACAGATGAAAAGGAAAAAAACGGAGTATTAACTCATTTATGTAATCTGATTGGTAAGGAGGGTACATTCAAAAAAATAGAAGTATCTTTTCGCGAATTCTATAATTCCGATATTACAAAAACAAAAAAAGGAAAAAATAATAATGTTAGTAACAATGATAGAGGAAAAGATCAAACATTCATGGATTCTGCATTTTGCGATAATGCAAACCCTCCTGTAGGTAGTAGTAACAACATAAATTCTGAAACAGCAACTTTCATATATGATGATAATATTGGTTTTAAATTAGCGAATCCTTTTCAACATAATATTCACCACAAAAACCGTGTTGAAAAAGAAACGAAAGGAACAGATTTAGAAATACAGAATGACGTACTTAATTATGCAGCCGATACCGCAATGGGAAAAGTTATAATTGGTTTAATTGATACTGATAGACATGTAAAACCTACTTTGAATAATCCTAACAGTTCTCGTAGTCATTCTCTTATTTTCGTTAAATTTATAGATGAAAACGGGGTCCAGTTACAAAATCCACCTATCTTGATTGTTGGAGATTTTGCAGGTGTAGAAAATGAATTTAATTGTAATGATGAAAATGTTATTTCTAATTTCTTGGGTATTGAAAACAAAGATGGTAAAAAATTTTATGCAACATCTTCGGATGATTCAATTGGTAACAATGTTCCAATTGGTGACAATGCTTCAATTGGTGACAATGCTTCAATTAATAACAATGCTTCAATTAATAACAATGCTTCAATTAATAACAATGCTTCAATTAATAGAGGGAGACCACAAGGAGATGGAACAGGGAGAGGAGATAGATATAATAGAAATAGAAAAAAAAGAGGAGGTGGAAAATCAATAGAAAATTTAAATATTTTTGATCCCGATGAACCTGTAGAACATTTTCAAGAATATTTAGACTCTGAAAATTTTAAAGGTTTACAAAAATATGCAGAAAAAACAAATCTTTATAGCAAACTAATAAAGTTATTTCATAATAATAATAATGATTTATTTACTGCATTTGATAAGTATATTGATACTATAGAAACATTGAAAAATAATAAAAACAATGGTGAATTTTACGACAAATTAGAAACAATATACAACACATTCAAAGGAAATAACACCGGAGAATTAAAACAAAAAGCGATAATAAATATTACTGAAAATATTAACAGTCTACGTTCCAATAATGTTGACGAACGCAAAGCAGCAAGAGGTATATTTTTATTGATGTCCACCATTTTTGATATAATAGAAGTAAATACCAATAAAGTGTTTGACGAAAGCCAGAAAAAAAACCTACAAAATGTAATTAAAAGTAAACTAAATAAAATATATTTCAGTAATTCTGAATTCCATTTTAGAGATCAAGAAACAAGTAAAAATATAATGAATGGTATTTCTAATGGAAAAAATAAGATAAAAGATTCTCAAGACGCTACAAATACATTGCGCGATAAATATAAGTTTGCTGGTGATAAGTTTGGAACAGATACTACATCTTACTTTATTAATATAAATGAGTTAATTGATCACGTAGTAAATAAGTTACAAGAATATAGCGAAAAAAATATACAAATAAATAATTCAGGTGCTGAAGCTTTAAACACCATAAACGGACAGTTAGAAAGTAACATCAACATTATAAATGAACAAATAAATGAAGAGGTGGGTTATGAAAGTTTTATTATTTTAAAAAATGAAAACTATGAGTTTAAAGATGAATCATTAATTAATGCATTTCAAATTAAAATACCAGCTATGAATGATAACTTAACACTTATCTATGATGAATTCAAAAATAAAAATAATAGTGAATACTTATATAATTTTTATACTACAATGATGAATGAATTAAGTAGAAAGAAACAGTTAGGAATGGAAGTATGTCAACACAGAACGACGGAAGGTTATTTTATAAATGATTCACTCAAAAAAGTACGTGGTGTTATTCAAGATTTGTTACGAGTTAAGAATAAAGACGCATTAAATTTAGTGCCCAATTATATTGATATTTGTTTTGAAAAATATTGTCCCACTCATCAAAACTGTTTTGCATTTACAGATAAAGTAGACGAACCCAAAAGTGAAGAACCTAATTTTATAAATAGCGTTATATTCACAGAAATATTTAAATATTTAAATAATGCTTATTCTGAAGATTACACTCGCGATCAGATGTATAACGACATGCTACTAAGTATTTTCTGCGTGTTAAACGTATCTTTTGAAGCAAACAATCCACCTCCAGTTCCGTATATTGATATTAACGAACTAAAACGTATTGTTTTAAATTACAATATATTTGATGATTCAAATAAAATGGAAGAATTTATTAAAGAAAGTAAAATATTAATTTATAGAATTGAACAAAAATATATTTCTGAAGGCAGAAATAAGGTTCAAGATATAATTGATTCCCCAATTGATATTGATGTTGTAATTAATAATACTAATAATGAAACATTAAAACAATTTATTGCCGCTTTAAAAGATGGAAATGGAAGTAGTTATACAGTTGATAAATTAGAAAACAAAATGTTCAAATTATATAAATTAATTGTACTTATTCTTGGATATAATAAAGTATCAGGCGGAACAAGACAAATAGATTATGCATTTTTAAAAGATGATTATAAATCAAGTAATAATAAATCCTTCTTAAGTATTGGTAAGAATTCTCCAACAGATGAAATTAAAAAGGGTTTATTATTACTTGATTTAATGAGATTAAATATATTATATTTTTGGTCAGTTTATAAAAACAAAAAAAAATTTCAGTCCTTTCAAGTGTACATATCAGCTATTCATAATTACTTTCAAGAATTTTTTAGACAAATTTTTAAAGATGTCATGAAACCTGCGGGGGATATCTTCTTTTATAATTATTTTGGAATGGCACATGTAATACGAAATCAAATAAACATCATATTTAATTTGGGAGATGAAGAAAAACTAAAATCCAATATTGAAATCAAAATTTATGGTTCGGTAGAAAAAAATGAAGAATCCAGTAATGATATTAAATATAAAAATAATACAATTAATGTTACTCCACATCAGCAAATACATCTTGCCATGTTTGAAATTATGAAATTATACACTACACAATTTAAAACAAATGCGATTGATGATTTCTTTGCCTTTTTTGGTGATGACAGTGATAATAAACAATACAAAAGCCTTAATTTTACAAAACAAAAACAAAACATGCATACTAATTCTTTTAATATACTCATAAATAAATTCAAAGGAGAAGGTATACAAAGGGGAATAGACGCGGGAATAGCATCTAAAGATGATAATATTCAATCAATTATTGGTACACAAATTAAAGAAGATACATCAAACATTAAAGAAAATACATCAGACAATACAGAAGATATATCAGAAGAGACCGATGTAGAATATATAGATCCGACAGACATACAAATAAATATGGACTCACAATTAAAAGAAAGCAATAAACAGGAATTAAATAATAAAAAGGAATCGGTCAATTCTATTATAAAACTGTTTTTAGAAATCGTTGATAATACAAATGCGATTTCTGCAGTAGGAACATTAGAATTTCTTGATAAATTGGCAAAATTAAACACTGTTTCTACCGTATGCAATGGAGAAGACGTATTAGAAGAATTTATAAAAACACGAGAAGGTGACACATATATAAATTTATATGAAGAAAGATCTACCGGTGGAAAAAATAATAAGAGTCGTAAAAATAGTTTATCAACAAACAAGTCAAAGAGTCAAAAACGTAAATGACTTTAGTAATGATAACATTTAAGTAAAAAAATATGTTTATTATGTATATCTATAATAAACATAAATGAGTAACTCTAAAGGGACAATTGAAACATCCGAAAGAAAAATAAATCAAAATACTATTTCTGAATTGCTGGATAATGTACAAAAAATTAAAAAAAATTATAATAATTGGATACAAAAAAAATCTACAGAAAACACATTATTAGAATCCAAAAAAAGTTTTAAAACAAATAAGAATAATTTAGAAGAACTTAAAAAAGATATTATAGAAATAAAAAATAATTTTAATCAATATATTAAAAATATTAAAATTCAAACTGGTATTGCAAGTGCAATTACTATTCAAATTAAAGAAAAAGAGGAAAGACAAAAACAAGCAGAAGCAAAAAGAATAGCAGACGAAGAAGAAGAAAAACAAAAACAAGCAGAAGAAGAAAGATTAGAAGAAGAAGAAAAACAAAAAAT